GTTTTTTTTTTGTTTTTACTTAAAGATATACTACTTCAGATAGTAATTAAATAAATAACAGCATAAGATATATACAAATAAACAAACCCAATTCGGCTATGAGTGCCCAATATTTTCTATATAAGAATATTAAAACACCCATCACCACCATCAATCCACAAGGCACAACCCAATTGGTTAATATCGCCCAAATAAATGCAGATATACATGAAATATAAACTGCCGTCATGTGCAATATTTTATCTTCGTCTTTGAAAAAAGGAGCCACACCCAAGAAGATTATTCCTGCACAAGATAGAAAAGCAAGGAACTGATAGTTTGTGTTGCTTACCTCTAACCAATAAGGTAGAGCTAAAATAGAGCAACTAATCATTGCCACAGGGAATATCCATTTGGGCAAATGATAATGTGTTTCTGATAGTGTGGTTGTTATTCCACATTTGCTAAATGCGAATGAGCAGTAAGTCACAAACACAACTATTGATATGTACAGTAGCCAAATCATAACTCAAACTTTAGTTTCTCGGGATAACCAGTTTTATAATTATAATTTTCTACTTCTTCCTTTGTAGTCAACTTTTCAACATTTGCCTTATGTTCTGCTGTTCTATTATAACAATCAAGAGCATACAATTCAAGAGCAGATAGCATTTGTATAGCTATATCGCAATTCAGTTTAAAAGAGATTGTTCCAAACCACAGAGTAGTTGTTTCATTTCCTGCGGCTTTTTCTATTTGGGTCGAGTTCATAAGTCCTACTCTTGTAGCTTTGTCAAGCCACATAGGTAGTTCTCCGAGATAAAACTCATTAACAGAAGAAGACGTGTCGTATTGAGTTATCTCATCTATCTTTCTACTTTTCAATTGTTCAATGCTTACTTCCTCTTCAGGTACTTCTGGTATAACCTCGTACTCATAGACTATCGCCCCGTTCCGGTAATACATCACGGGTATTTTTCCGGGTATCTCTTCGGGAGATGGGATAATACCGACATCTATCAACCCTTCTCTCTCATTGTCGGCGTATATGCCTATAATCTTCTCGTTTTTAATATCTATATACATAATTATTCAATTAAATAGGATTGATTATTTCAATCTGACGCCTTACGCCGGTTCTTGAAGTAGAAAGGTTGACGGCAAGTACCACTTCTTCATAATTCGGTACGAAAAGATAGGTCTTGTTGGTAATAGGTCTATAAGACCCTCGATTTGTCACATCCAAAATATTCGTACTTACAATGGTATCTGGATTTGCCATACTATTTCTGTAAAATTCAATGTAGTTTGGGAAATTTTGATACTTATTTCTTACACCGATATTCTCGGCAGAGTAGGAGTTATCTCCTCCGTCCGTCAAATGAATTGAATATCTATCCACACCTTTAATAAGGCTAATATATAGTGTTTTGAAATTTATGTAATGAAGATATGTATCCTGAGATGTTGTAATTTGTGCTTTATTTGAGAAGGCAAGCTCTATCGAGTACAGATTATTATCTTCATCTACAATCTTGATATGGTTTTTGGCGGAAACCCAAACAAGAGCATACTTCACACTTCCATCTGGCAGGGTTATCCATCTGTCCCCCAATACGGGAAAGGATACGGCAGAATCTATGGAATCGACAATTTCTACCGCCTTGTCTTCCATCGAACATCGGAGTATCTGTTTATTGACACTATCAACCCCGTATATATAGTCCTTTGTAATTAAGACTTCTTTGTTCTTGAATGTAGAGTATGAATACCGAACAGGAATAGGTATCAGCTCCTCGGAAATGAATGTGCCGTCTTCCTCGTTCAGTTTGATAAGCCAAATACCGGTATTTATGTCAATGTATTTCGCACATACAATATATACGGTATCATCAATTACCCTCAATTGTTCAGCCGCTTCGTGCCATCGTGTTCCATAACCCTCCAATTTGACGTCCCAAAACACCTCGTAAGTGTCCAAAGAAAACTTCAAGCACCTGCCCATCGTAAGCAGGTAACAAGTCTTGTCGTTTTTTATCTCTTTGAATCCTATATACCTTAAATCTGTGGCTTCAAGAAAAGCATGGGAAATGTAAAAACCATTCTCTTTGTATGCGATACTCTCCGCCGCTTGGTTTGCTTTATCAGCTGCCGCATTAGCTGATTGAGCAGCATTATTAGCACTTGTAGTAGCAGTGTTTGCCTTTTCAGCAGCCTCATTTGCACTAGTGGCTGCTTTAGTAGCATCATCTTTTGCCTCGGTGGTTTCTTCTACTAGACTATTGACAGTAATCTCCATTTGGGAGAATTTTTGCTGTCTACTAGTCTCTGCTTCAGCTCTTTGGGTTTCAGCTTCTTTACGAAGAGTTTCAGATGCTTCTCTTTCAGACTCTTTATTTTCAATTTGAGTCTCTAGAGTTCCTATACTGGTAACTGCTTCATTAGCTAATAAAGCAGCAGTAGTTGCTTCAGAAGTTGCATTGTTTGCATTAGTAGTAGCTGTTATAGCAGATTGTGCTGCTGTATTAGCTTTTTCAGTTGCTGTATCAGCCTTTTTAGCAGCTTCATTGGCTGTTTCAGCAGCCTCTATTGCTGGTCTTTGTAACTCCCCAATTTGTTCTGGAGTGAGGTCATCATAAGTAAGTGGGTCTCCTTTATCACCTTTATCTCCTTTTATACATGGTATAGTAACAGTTTGTTCACATAGAGGAGTTTCAGGTAATATAACTTTTTCTTCTATTACTATTATATTTTCCATATTAAATTATTATTATATTTAATAACTCTCTAGGAGAACTAAAGTTCCAAATACCATCCTGAAAATCTTCGTCAGGCATTTGATAGTTTCTTACAACACTTAGTTGCCCTCTTACAAAAATTCCAGAATTAAATATAGCGTATAATATACCATCTTTAAGTATATTGTTTACTCTATTTGCTTCATCATACGAAACTTCATAAGAATTACCTTCACAATCTTGATAAATAAATTTAAATTTTATTTGAGAGGGGTCTAATGATTCCCCTCTCAAATCTACAAAATTTAATCTTATTTTGAAATCATCATTATGACTTATCTTCATAATACTAATCAATTGAAGGATTTTCTAATACATAAACTTCCCTAGCCACTTTTGAGATATCTAGATCTTCACTCTCTGGAGTGGGGTTATAGAAGAAAGTAGTTTGTATAAAATTTGGACCATTATAGGTCATAGCTATACCAGCATAAGAGACAGAGTTAATTTGCTTTCTAGACTTATACAAATTTACATAAGTCTTATCTTCAAAAGTGTCCTCTGCATCATCATCCGTTAATATTACTATAGATTTAGACAAATTCTCTAATCTGGCTGTAATAGACATAGAGCTATCACTAATCTTTAAAGCATTCTTTATAGCTGTAACATTAGAATCTCCGTTTAGAGCTTGAATATTAACAAATGACAGTGTCTCTACATTTAACCCACCTACTGTAACTCTAACAGTATATTCATTATTATCTTTCGCATAGAAGTCATAATCATATGCCTTACCCATATAAATAAAAGATATTCTATGCAAGGCTTTAACTGAAATACCTATAGTCTCAGAAAATTCACTTATATTACACTTTATTCTATTCTCACTAGTATCAGCGTTACTAGACACTAGATTAATTACAGGAACAGTACTAAGTCTAATCAATGAAGTAGTTATCATACCACTAGTAGCACTAGAACTCATACCTAATGCTTTAGCAACATTTGCTTGTGAGTCTCCGGTTTGAAGTACTAGAAATCTAGATAAAGGTAATGTAGCAGTCATAGCTTCTATTGAGTACTTTAACTCCGGTAAGCTATATACAGTATAGTCCTGCAGTATCCAATCGGAGGATACTCTAATTATCCTATGTTCATCATGTATTATATAATGAATAATATAGTCTCCATCATCATGGGTAACTGAAACAAACACGGCACTTTCAGAGGATCCAGCTGAAATAGCTATATCTCCAGCTCTAGGAGGAATTACTTCATTACTATTTATCGGAATAAAGGCAGCTCTAAGTTCCGAGGACATGCTATCACCATTAATGGTCTTTAATAAGGCAAAATTATATACATGAGTTCTGGATATATTAGAGACAGAGTTATTATTGATATATATAGTATTTACTCCTCCATAACTTGTATATATTACTACTTTTCTACCTGTTCTTAGTTCAGTTCCAGAGAATATTACTACTCCTTGAATAGATCCATAAGCTACATTGGCTACTCTATCCCCTACAGAAGGGAACTTAGCCATACCATCAAATCCTCCAGATATAGGAACAAAAGCGTCACTAACATTATCTCCAAAAGATAAGGCGTCAAATAGGGATAAGTCATATACCACTTTAGAATCATTATATCCTTCCACAAACTCCTTAACAGCCTTCTGACTCATTACTTTGTCTTCAGAGTTTCCACTAGACTGTACTATATCCAATTCAGATAGCATCTGAACCCAATTATCAGGGTTAACCCAAGCACTACTATCTACAGATACACCATTATACTGTATGGTTACCCACTTATTCGGAGTCAAATCCTTAGATAAAAATGTTCCTACAAATCCAATCCTTCTATCATATAAGGGAACTGCACTTATAGCCTCTTGAAGAGAGTATGCAGTGGCAGAATAATTGGCAGAATAATTGGCAGAAATATTTATTGGAAGATTAAGAGCTAACAGCTGATCCAATGTCTTATTCTGGCTATTATAAACTGATTGTGTACTTGTTACAGGATAAACTTCTTCATCTTGGGTTCCTCCAACCAGTTCTTTATCTTTTAATTTTCTTATCACTCCCATAATCTTAAAAATCTTCTCCTAATTTACTAACATAAACCTCATAAGCAATTCCTTCACTTGTTTTTACGAAGGTAAATTGTACTAATTTGTTTCCACTGCCTGTTAAGCTCAAGGGACCACTTGGAAATATACTGATATTGGCTCCAGCTGTAAGATTTATAGTCTTAACATTAGGTTTACAAGCCAAATAACTTACTCCTGACATCGCACTACTTTTTTCCCTACCATCTGTATTGATGGTAACATTTAATGCTTCTGCAGCTACAGAACACCATACTGTCTGATTAGGATAAAGGGTAACATTAGAATTATCTGTATTTCCATATCTAGTAGAAGATATAATAGATTGTATATCTGCTAAATCTATAGTAACTGTACTCCCTCCATTCATAGCTGCTATGATAGCAGCATTATCAGAGAAGCTCACATTAGACCCAAATAAAAAGGTTACCCATTGCTCTTCCGGAATATACTTAATTACTGAAATAGTATTACTATCTACTACTTTAGATACATTATATATATTGCCATAATCATCTGTAAACTGTCTTACATAACCTTCCCCTGAATTACCCCATAATCTTTGGAGTATCTCTACCAAAGTGTCTGTATCTTCTAACTGACCATACTTTGTTGAACTGATTAAGTCTGAATCTATGTACAATTGAAATCGATGAAGATCATCAAAATCAATTTCATTTGAAATAGTTTCTCCAGTTAATGCTTTATATTGACCTACAGTATATCCAGCAACAAATTTCCATTTCATTAAAGCTTCCTCAGTGGAGAAGCAGACTACAGTCATGTCAGTAATCTGATCATCATTATTTAAGTCAGCATCTCCATATATAGATAATAACCAAAGACCACCAGCTGGGTCCACTAATATTCTATAATAGCTGTCTATATCTTCCTCTGGATTATCAGGCTTCTCTATCATATCTTTCCATACACCATTTATATTAAATCTAAGTGTAGGTTTTCCATTAGCAGTAGTCACCCACCCAACCTTTGGATCATTTGGAGCGGACTCTGAAATAATTATATCCTTTACTCTTAACATCTTATTTATTTATTAGAGTTAGTATTTTTGTTTTGTAAAGATTTCTCTTTTATTCTTATATCATCAGAGTGTTTTTTCCTTTCAAAGGAAAGTTTCTCTTTTTCTAGTTTAAGCTTTTCATCGAACTCTCTAATTTTCTCTCTAAGATCAGCTCTCCCATCATCATCTTCAGGCTCACTTATTCCGTCTTCCTTATTGCTAGCTTGTATTTGGGCTATAATAATTTTAGTCTCATTGTCTCTTATATTAGCCTGTTCTTTTTGTTGCATTTCAGCTAATCTCTGTTCATTTTCCAATTGAACCATTTGTTGTTGAGACTGTAACTGTTGTTGCTGAGCCTGAGCATTTCTTTCTTGTATAGCCTGTTCATCTCTTTCAACCAATCTTTGCTTTTCTGCCAAAGAGCTAGAGTTATATAGTCTCATAATGGTAGAGAAGGAGAGTGTTTGATTCTGTAATGCTGCCTGGGCTAACATGTCAAGTTTTTGTGCTAATTCCTGAGTACCCTGACTATTATCTACTACTAAGCCATAATCAGCTTCTGCAAATTCATCTCCATCTACATCCATGATCTTCATGGAGCCATCAGATAGTATATATGGGAATTTTTTACTTCTTCCTTTAAAGGCTATTTTAGCTGTTTCCAAAAAGCATTCTAATACTCTTCTCTTTACATCATCATGTATGACAAATAACCATTCAGTTATATGAGAAGATTGCAGTGTAGCTCTTTCTACCCCTCCTACTGTTTCCCTGTTACTTATTTGACCTTCTCTTTGTCTAGTAATTCCTACTACCTCGGACATCTCCATTTTAATAAATTCTAGGAGGTTAATCTGTGATTGAATAGAATTTCCAAACTCAGCATCTATTACTCCAGAAGAGGAATTATTAAGGGCTCCTGCAAGTTTGCCAGTAGCTGATCCAATATTACCTTCTTTGAAGCTATCTTCAACTGCTATACCATTGACTTTAGCATAATACATCCATTTTTCTATATCCCATTTCTTTGGAACTTTAGCAAGATCTAATCTCAAGAGTTTACCCCAGTTTCTGGCCATTATCTTATTTAGCCTATCATGAATAACATCATAGAAATAATTATATCTCTTCATCATATCTACCAAAGAAAATGGTCTGCTATCATTAAGATTATAGATACTCCCTATAATACCGAAATTACATCTAGAGGGGCTAGATAACCTATTATACTGTATTACCCTAGGTCTCATATTTACATAAATATCAGTACCTATTTTAGTCCCTTCCCAGGCTTCATTTATATAAAGTATTTGTTCTTCTTCTCCATTATCCTTATCTATAACATAAGTCTCCGGATAAAAATTATAGATTTCTTCTCCTGTTTCTGGGTCATAAGATTTAACTTTCTTTATTCTCCTTCTGGATTTCCAGTACATCTTTAGCACTCTAATATTTCCTGCTAGATCATATGGAAGTAAGGAGTTTGAGATAGAATCTGAAAATAGATTAAACGGGTCAAAATAAAATCCATCTGTACTTATTTCTTCCCCTACCATATGATTATTCACATATCCAAACCTCTCATCTATATTATCCATTGAGTCGACAGAAGCTTGCCCTACATGGTCAGGAATATTTTCTATATATTCGATGTCCTTCTTACTTAGAACATCATAATATGTATCTATAACCTTCCCAGGACTCCAATAGTCCTCTATTATGATCATATCAGCATCTTCTATCTTGTTAGAATAACCAGACTTAAATATTCTAACTTTTAGAGGATTCAATCTCTCTATTACAGGTTCTCCTCCTACAATATCACACTGATACATTTCTTCTCCTACAGTGACTGCATCCATGAAGCCATTATTAAATAATAATGGAATATTATACTCCTTAACATAATGATTAAGTATAGCATTCCCTCTTATTTCTCTCATGTCTTGCCACTCATAAGTATAGTAATCATTGAGTTTTTCTAGCTCTTGATTAAATTCTTCTTCAGATTTAGAAGTATTAGCTATTAGTTCCTGAAGATTCTTTAATAATTCTTCTTTTTTATTATTTTCTATTTCTGAGATTGCATTAGGGTTAGTTACAATCACTCTATAATCAAAGACTCTTCTAGATTCCTCTCCTCTCAATACATTTAGTTTACTATTCATAATAGGATAATGCTGAATCCTATCAGGAACAAAGCCAGCTTTAATATTATCAGGATTTAGCACTAACTCTATATCTGACATATGAAGTTTTCCGTTGAGAAGATCATAATTAATCTTTTTATGAATCACAGACTTTCTTACAAGACTATAATTGAAGAAAGTTTTAGAATCAGCCCAATCAAGATGTGCCTTTCTCCACTTCTTATTCTTCTTGGAGAATGGTAATTGCTGTGGAGGTAAATTTATTAATTCAGACATATTTGATTCATTTTATTCTTTACAAAGTTACATGAAACTAAGTTCCAAAACAATAACATAAATAGTTTATTAATTCCCAATATCCTTTTTAGCTAAATTTACTGCCAAATCTATAATCATAATTTTCTTTAAAGTATGGGTCATTACTTAAATCATCCTCATCATATCTCTCTCTAGATTCAGCATTCATGTTATCTCCATATCTTATAATGTATTCTTGTCTATATATCATAACCATTCCCATAGCTCTTATTCTATCTACATTAATCTCGGGATTAAATTGTATAGCTTCTTCTATTAGAGCTCTTGTTTTTAAAGTATATATTACTGGGACATTTACTTGGTCTGAAGTCCCATCCTCCCTTTCTATAACTATGGGAACTAGCTTATTAAACCAATCTCTTAATAAAGAATTAGCATAATTATTGATGGCAGCACTAGCATTTACTCCATATGCATTGGATCCAGCATTACCATACTTTATAAGTTGTTTGTCCCTAAGATACTCTGGAGTTTCAGCTAAAAGATGAGTACTTCTCTTAGCTTTAAAATATGCATATATCCCCTTCTTGTTGCTTTCATATAAACATCTTGCATTATAGAATAAACATAATAGTCTAGTTATCTCAAAATTATCATCAGCAAAAGGATTTCTACCAGTAAACTCGGCTACTATAGTGTCAGTAAATAAATCAAACACAAAACATGAGTATAATGAAGAAGATTCAGCTATATCATTATCTACAGGGTCTACTCCTATAATGTATCTATTATCAAATACTTTGCCAGATTTATCTTTTTCTGGCATAGTATATATTTCCAATGCCCCTTTAGTATCATTATCTACTGGATAACTCCGTATAGGAGTACCGTCAGTTGGTCTAAATTTTACTTCTCCTTCTCCTCCAATATACAATTCTCCAACATATATGTCATTATATAGACTAGGATTTTTATCTAATTGAGAGGCTCTCTCATTAAGAGCTTGTACATTAAAATAAGCATCTTTTACTTTTATAATAGCTTCTGCAGGAGTGATAGGATCCTCTGCTATTACTCTTAATACTGATGTTGGATCAGCTCCATATTTTGCCTTATACCTATTAAGAAGTATCTGCAAGAGAGCCATTACTATATCTGATATACCATCTTTATTAAAGCACCCTGCTCTATTTAAATAAGCAGGAAAGAAATATGCAAAGTAGTCTTTTCCTTGACCTTTTTTATCATATACATTCTTTACTTCTTTTATATTATATGAACTGGATGCATATAATAAAGTTTTGGCTGATTGGAAATTAGACTCTTTATTATTGGCCGTACCCACAAGATACATCAGAGCAAAAGTATAATCACCATCTTCTACTGATTTTCTAGTAACGTCATAAAGCTCTAATAGTCCATTAAAGTTACCAAATTCCTCGAATAATATCCAACCTCTCTTACCTCTTAATTTATCAGAGTCATCTTTAGCAGATACTCCCATAACCATATTTAAGGACCCTTGAAGTTTTCCATATTCATCCTTATACCCCATTTGCCAAGTCATCTCATTAGATGCCTGTTTAATCATAAGTCTAGGAAATGGAGTATATTTTGACAAATGAGATAGAATAGGAATAAACTTACTTAAAGTTCCATCCTTATCATCTTTAAGATATTCCTTCTGGTATGCTGTAAGAACTGTAATATTTCTTCTTTGAGTTTCAATAGATTCTCCTATTATTAAATTTTTAGACATTATGGATGCCAATGAATAACTCTTACTACAACCTCTCTTAGCAAGTTCAGCAGCATGATGCCCTTCTTCTCTAGCATCATTAAGATATAGATATCGCAACCAAATTCCTTCAAAGAACAGTCCAAATCCTTCCTTTCTTATTGCTTTCTTTTTACCTTTTTGATATTCATTTATCATCATTGGACAATAATTAAGGAACCAGTATAAATATCCTGGAATCCACATTCCGTCAGATTCTCTTAAGAAACCATTATAGCATCTATCTATTTCTCTATCCCAGAATCTTCTATACTCACTATTAGGATTAGGATTAGGTATAAGTTTTGTATATACACCTTCTTTTAGAAAATACAATGCAGATTGCCTAAAATAATCTGCATCTTTATATATTGGTGGGTTAGTTATATCTATAATAGCTCTATTGTACTTATCTCTAGGTAACTCCTCTATTTTTGGTCTAGAAGGAGAAATAAGATTCTGAATAAAAGGAACTGTAGAAATGAAGTCCATAAATTGCTCTACTACTTCATCTGGATATTTAGATAAAAGTTCTCTGGTTATAGGAGTTTGATATTCATTAGTTTGTATTAATACTTCTCCGTCCATAAGAAAATATATTATAGTACAAGATCCTCATACATAGACTTTTCTACATTACCTCTTACTCTATCATTTGATACAATTTCTTTAGTAACTGCTTTTTCAGCTTCATCCAAATCTTTTACTAAAGCGGGTATTTGTTTTATTATACCCCCCACATCTTTTGTCTCTTTCACATCCAAATCAGCCATAGTAGATGTTAAAGCTCTTAACTTACTTCTATACCCATTAATCATAGCTCTTGTATCATCTAGTAAAAGAGCTGATATTGGCTTAAATTTAGCATAATAATCTATAGCCTCTTGTAGATCCTTATCTACTTTCCAAGTGTCAGAAACTCCAATACCTTCTAATATCTTTTTATGTCTGTCCTCCTCATCAGTATATATCTGAAAATCAGATCTCGGGTCTACGAAAAAATATATATACCCTAGTTCTTGTAAAAACTTACTTTTATCTTTGGTTTTATCTCTTTGATGAAGTTTTTTAAAGACCTTTATGGTAAGTAGTTCTGGTTCAAATGTTAATTTAAACCCTTCATATTTTAACAACCTCATAGATTTTCCTTCTTATAGTTACCATTTACTACTCTATTATAATCTTCAGTCCTTATAAATCCAAAAAGAGCTTCTAATAAAATATTAGACAACCTCTTATTCACATACTCTTCTTGTTCTTTAAGAACTTTCTCTTGAAGAGAAACTACAATAACCTTGTATTTACAATCATTATTAATAAGCCACACTATCCATTCGTACTTCTTGTATGATTTAAACGTAGGATTAGGCTCTATAGTTCTTTGCAAAACTAGATGGCTATTAGCAGAAATCTTCTGTGCCCTTCTTTCCAGATTTATATGCTTATTTAGAGATTCTATTATATCTTCTATACTCATAAATAAAGAAAATTAAAAAGAAAGAATTAAAGTAAAGGTCAGCCAATTTAACTGACTGACCTTCCTGAATTTAGGAAAGAATCTTTTCTCTCCTGGGTATAATTATATTTGAAGGAGCCACATCTGGAATTTCCTCATAATCTTCAATTATAAAATCAATATCTCTATCCTGAAGCAGCAAACATTGCTTATTATCTAGTTCAATTATGTCAAAGTTATAAGTTACAACCGGATTGTCAGTAATAACTCCATCTTTCAAAGATCCTTCCTTATGTTTCTTAACTGCAAATCTAGTAGGATTTATACATACTAAATCCCCTACCTTAATCTCTCTTACTGCATCTCCTACTGCAAGTACCGTCTGATATTCCTTTAAAGTCCCTTTTTGTCTACTGGTATCTATTATTCCAGTAGAGGTTTTTATATCGTCCTCATACTTATTCATTGTAGTTACTAATGCAGTGAACATTGGACGTATCTTTTTTATTTTAATCATATTTATTTTCCTTTCTTAATTTCTTTATGTATTCAAATCTCTTCTTTACTCTAGTCATTCTATCGAATGTACAAGACAGCTTACCTAAGCTAGGTATATTAAAATTAGTTCTTAATTTAGAGAACTCCTCTTCACTTAGATTATCCTTCAATGGTAAGGATTGAATAGTTTGCCTTATAAACTTCCAATAAGATTTATAAGCTAATCTTACTACTTCAACAGGAATGTTTAAATCTGTAGCAACCTTATTCAGAATATCTTCGTACCTCATTTTAATTCAAAGTACAGTAATAAATGAAAAGCATTACATTCTTCCTCTAAGTTTGGTATAAACCTGGGATTTATTTTACCATTTATTATTACTCCATTCTTTCTTAGCTTTCCCATAATTACTTGAAAGTGCGGAAGAGTTATATTGCACTCTTCCCTCACTTTCCTTTTAGTATCTTCACTCATAGTAACTTTATCAAGTATATCATTATCTTTGATAACTTTACTAAGCTCATATCTATGCTTTACAAAGCATGCAATGACATCTATTTCTCTATCTGTTAGACTATGGAAAGGTCTAAGAAACTTAAACCAATATTCGAAAAATTTACCATCTAGTGAAGTAGGAATTCTAATAACATTATTAGCTTTCCTATTCATATGTTTAATTTTCAGATTGTCCTGAATCTTCTTTAGGTTCATCTTCAGGGTCAGGAAGAGTCATTAAAGACTCTATTTCTGAAGTACATTTATTGACAAAATCTACACTAAATGAATGAGCATTTTCCACAACTCTAAATAAATAATCTAATCTCTTAAACATATTCTCAAGATTAGCTTCTTGTAGTTTTGCATATAATTGTCTTACTTGTTCACTTAGTTGATGAGCTACATTCTCTAATTGTTCATAACTCATTTTTTCATTCTCTTTTACTTCCGGTTTTTCCATATTCTCCTTCATTATATTATTAAACTAAATATTTTCCATATTTTTCTTTATATAGCTCTCTCCATTTTTCTATATCCGTTACTAGGATAGATGTGCTTCCACATTCATCACAGTAATCTAATTCTGGGTCATCATCATCTATCTTCATGATACTTAAAGATAGGCAGTTTCTACAGTAAGATACTGGGATGCGCTCATAATCTTCTTTGCTATGCTTATCTTCTGAGATACTTAATTTGTTCATAGATTCTCTTTTTATATTCATTCACACTTCTACTATGAGCTCCTTTTCTTTTAGAAGTATTCTTTCTATTATTAAATGGTCTCTTTGGTATGATAATTCCATTTTTTGTTATATGATTTCTTCTATAAGCTCTTCCTACCGATTTATATCTTCCAACAGCTTCAAAAGTTTTTAATCCACTATTATCTTCTATATATTTCTCAAACTCTCCTTGAGACGTTAGCTCTCTTTCTACTGTTTCTTGCTTCTCCATATTAATATTATTTTATTGAACTGCGATAGGCTTATAATAAATAAGATAGATTTGAGCTCCACGCTCCATTATAGTCACAATATCATCTTTTCTTACAAGATGTTTGTTGGCATAGTCAACAACTTCTCTTACTGTGCTTCCCACATAAACACTCATTACTCTTTGTACATCCATTATTTGCAAACTATTAAAGTTTAGAGCTCCCTAAAGGATTCAAACCTTTATTCCCAGAGTACAAAACTGATTTCCTAATCATTGGAAGAAGGGAGCAAAATATATTAATAAGGCCTGATATCACATAGACCGAATAAATATCTATACTTATTAATATTTTGTATAAAGGTCTCACACTCAGATGTTATACCTTTATATATAGTCTCTTGAGGTATTTTGTTATAAAATAAAAGAGTATCCGATCTTACTTCCTCTATAAAATCCATAGCATTTAACGTATCACTTGGAATACCCTTTATTACATTAGGTTGCATCTTTCCTAAAATTCCCATATAACCTTCAGCTAAGCCATCTTGATAATCTCCTAAAATATCAAGGAACTCATCTAGATACACATGTATGTTTTTCTTTGGAGCAGCCCAGTGAAGATTCTTACATTTAGTTTTCCACCCTTCTAATTTGTTCAAGAAGGAGATAAATAAATCTTGAGGGCTATTTATTTCTTCTTTTCTTGAAGAATCTAAAGGAGTTAATAATATATCTTCATACATAATTGTTACAATATTTATATGTCTACAAAGGTAGACATAATTATTTAATAATACAAATAATTCTTAGTTATTTTATGTTAAAAGTATAGAAAAGATAAAATAGCATAAGCTATTTTTGCCCATATACTTTGATCTTTATTAAGATCAACAGTTCCTGTTCTATCTCTCTTTATATGTAAATTATAAAGAAGATTATGAGCTCTCCATTCATTTATCATTCCTACAATACCTCTATGATGCACTGCATAAAAGTCCTTACTGGATTCTCTTACCTTATCTAATATATCCATCATATCATGTACTGATTTTATTTTGTAAGAATCTATAATTTGTGTGTTATTTACAGTCAAGTTAACTTTAACTATATTTCCGTTACATTCAATAATTAATTTTTTCATAAGTTTTTCTTATCTTTTCTTTATCTCATTTAATATGTCAACTAATCCTAATTCTGCTGTTATAGTTCCAGCTATAACAGCTAAATAATTTCTTAAGAACTCTTTTCTCCAGATGGCATTTTACTTTCTATCCTTAGTAATAGATCATAAATAGCCACTTGAATTTTATTAAGGATCTCTTGGTTCTTTATTATCTCATCTAATTTTTCTTGTATTTTATACATTATAATTGATTATGAATTTTATACAAAATCGAACAAGTTTATTCCTGGTTTTATCTTTAAGTAATTCTCTTTATTCCTTCTTCTGGAGTATAATTTCGGAAGTACCTTTTCATACCATTTTGAATCTTCCATTGAAGAAGCTACCCATAGATGGATATCTGATTCTGCTATATTAGAATCAAATTTATAAAGTTGCTTATTATCTTTTATTCTACATCCACCAAAAAATCTAATTTTAGGATAATTTTTCTCTAAATAGTTGCATAAGTGTGTAAATCCTTCATTGTCTTCCATATAAGATATTTTTCCTAGACTTAATCTAACGTATATATCTTTATTTTCTTTTTGAAGAATATCAAGTATATCAAATAATGTGTAATTAGATTTATATCTAAATCTCTTATTAGAAAATTCCCACTTTAAAGTCTTTTGATTAAAACTTATTACTAAATCAAAACAAGATATCTTGATTCCATTAATAGTAGTTTCTAGTTGCTCGAAAATATTCTTAGATTGAGTTCTAAAGAACAGAGAATGCCACAATCTAGATAACATACTCGATGAAGATAAGTATGATCTACTGTCATTACTTCCTACAATGATTTCTTTCATGTTACTTTTCTTTTATTTTTATACTTTACTTCATTTCCTTTAGGGTATAGTTATCCCTTATGGATTTGTTAAATTTTTTTTAAATCCATTAGAGGATACATTACTGTATCCCCTTATCTTGGAATTTCATAGTGGGCGGTTTACCCCAAGAGCCTTTTACCCTCAACCTTTTCTCATCTACATTGGTAGGCTACCACTCCTTATAACCAAGACAGTTTTTGTATAGGGGTTACCTCATTCCTATTTGGAACTACTACCCTATTCATCTCCAAAGCCTGTACATCAACTTTATGGTATGAATCTCTGGAGAGATAAGAACTGTAGATATTCTCAACAGGTGCAAATATAAATAAAATAAATGATATATGCAAATTATTTAATGAGATTTTATTTCAATGCTATGAAAAATTTATTTTTTATTTTTTTTTATTTTTTTTTCTTGGCTTGTTTTGTATGAGAGAGATGTACACCAACCACACCTCCCCCATCACTTAGCCAGTGGGGATATTCCCCCGGTATTAACTTATTATCTAACAATTAAATTATTACCATTATGGAAAAGAATCTTGTATTCAATGCAACTTTAACTGTTGAGCAATTTAAGGACAAAATGCATGTTTCACGCATTGATGTTAAGAGGAATCCTAAGACAGACAAACTCTTCTTTACATTTGGAAGTAGTACTGGAGCTGTAGCATCAAAAGGAATTCCCACAAATCCTATGCTCAGCAATGTCACTACTCCTGACGGAGATAGCTTCTGGCTTCTACATGAAGAGGGTAATGGTGGAGCACCTGTACTTGCATCATTCTAAAGAAAGGGTACTATGTACCCTTTTTTTATTCCTCTAAGCTTTAATAGTTTCAATCCTTTTAGTATTAATAGTAATTTATACTAACAGGTTTGAACTATTAAAGTCTAGTACGAAATAAGAATGATTAGCAGATTATACTCTCTTAAGTATTATCTGTAAAATATAACTAAATTTACTGAACACATTATAGAATCAAATCTCCTAAAAATGTCCAAACACTTCTATAATGGTATACTTTATCAGATAGAGTATCAACCACAATTATCTAATAATGACTATACTCAACACAAAGTATATCATATAAAGACAAATAATGAGAATTATCCTCATGCAAGAAAAGCCATTGCTTCTATTATGGAGAGTGAACTTGGTTATGAGAAAGAAGCAATATGGAACGAAGGTTTATATCAACTGAAAAATGATAAAGAACCTTCCATATTAAATGCTCTTCATGTATACTATAAGTTCTCATATAATGAAGAACTTAATGTATATGTATATACTTTTGTCAGACCTTATGATGATTAATATATAAATTATCCCTTATAGGGATTCATTAAAAACTTAATAACTTTCCAAGTCATTGAGGACACCAGTTTCTTACCACTTACTAAATATAATCGTATTTAAAACTATTATAGGGACATTCCTTGGGAGGATAATTATATGATAGAGGAAGTAATAGGGTAAGTTTTAGGTGTAAAATGCAAATAACAGACTAACAAACAATTAAAACTATATCAAGAACTAAATTTAGAAAGTCGAGAATATGTAGTTCAGATAATTACATACTCTCAAGAGAGATATATAAAAGCTATCTCTTGGAGCATCATACCAAAAATATAAAGGTAATTGAGAGTTATACAGAAATAAAATGTGCCTATATTAAATGTTTTGATAAGTTAATTCCAATAACAGAACAAGAAGCACATTTAATACAAAACACAGTAACTATAATATGGAAATAACCATGGAAGAACCTTATTACACAATCTTATGCTTGTTATTAACAGGAGCATTCTTTATATATCTTGCAGCACAAGATAATAGTTCAAAAAAGTAAGTAAGATGAGAGTCATAAAACTGATTATAAAAGGAATGTTGCTATATGTAACATTCCTTTTGTCTTTTTTCTTCTTAGCAGGAGTAGATAGCATATATGACAATGGGTACTTCCTACACTTCATAACTATAATAATATCCATGTGTTATATCTGTTACAAGACTATTTCTAAAGAAGAATTGAAAAAATTAACTCTAGATAAATGGTTAAACAAATAAAAAAAGATAACATGAGAACAATAATAGTAATATTTACAGATCATAAAGTACCAGTTAGTGAAATCCCTAACTATAAAAAGTACAAATTTTTATGTAACTATGACTTAGTTAAACAATATGATATGATCGAAGATCCTAGATATTGCCCTCAAATGATGGTAGTAGGATTTGATCCAAGTACAAAAAGGAGACAGAAAGGTTTGGTTCTTAAGGATATCTATATCACCAGAATAAACGGAAAATGTATTAATCAACCAATAGGATTAATAAATGGTAGCATACCAGAAACATATCACAACTTAAATAAACGAGAAGCAATCATGGAAGAATCTAGAACAATAAAAGTAACATTAGAACAAGCAAGAGAATGGTACAACAGTGATAATTTAGCACTAAGAACACTAGCATTGAGTACTTTCAAGGAAAGTGAATTAAATATAGATCTTGAATATATCATGACGGCTATTATAGGTCGAAGAAAGATTTTTCCACTTACAGCAAAAGAAGTAACAAAACAACAAACATTAGCACATTTAAAGTTCATTGCTGAGTACTTCAATAAAACTTGGGAAAAAACTACAGAAAATGCTGGATACTTTATAGGGAAACTCTATAAAGATGGGGAGATCGAAGTATTTGAACATGAGGGAACACAACATGCAGGTATTATCTATTTTAAGAATCCTGAGGATGCAGAAAAAGCAATTAAAATTCTAGGGAAAGAAGTACTTAATTTATTTTAAAACGAATTGTTAATCTGCGAAGATAGGCAATATACACTCTTATAGTTCAATGTATAGAACAATTCTCTTCTAGAGAGTAGATATAGGTTCGATTCCTATTAGGAGTGCGCAGGAAATCATAATAATACAAAAAGCCCATGAAAGATAGGAGTAATATAGGTTCAATAGCAATTATACGTATAGCAAAACACTTATACCTTTCTCAGATTCAATAAAGATTTTTGTTTATTTGACTGATAGGAATAGACTATCATTTTTAAAAGACTCCTTAGTTCAATGGAAAGAACAGTGGCCTTCTAAGCCTCTAATCCCAGTTCGAATCTGGGAGGAGCCACTATAACTATTTATATTTTTAACCAATTCTAAAGAAAATGACAACTAAAAGAAGATTTACTAAGGAAGAAGACAGCCTTATCCTTAGTATAGTAGCGAAAAACCCTCACAATTTATCAGAATGTTTCAGAGAAGTAGCTATTAAAATAAACAGAAGTCCAAAAAGTATCGCAAACAGGTGGTATCATTGCCTATCTAGGAAAGACTCAAATGACAAGACAAATACTGTCTTTATCACAGTAGGGAAGAAGAGTGTAAACTATAACAGAAAGACTGTAATGGAGAACACTCAACAACCAAAAAGTAAAAATCCTAGTATTTGGAGAACAATATTCAAATTATTTTTCAATAAGACTAAATAGAAAAATGAAAAGAATAAATATTAATGATTATAGCAATAAAGAACTCCAGGTGAAAAAGATAGAGAAAATGAAATCTGGAAAGAAAGTAAGAAAAATGAAAAAGGATTGACTATAGGTGGAAGAAGATGTTATATACAGCAAAAATCAGTATTGGCAACTTCTTCCACTATAATACGGGGCATGATTTGGTTTTGATTGCTAATTATTTGGTAAGAGAACATGTAAAGACTGATGGAAAGACATCAAAACTTTAACTGGCAACACTTATAGAGCTGCCGCCTAACTTATAGGCTGAGCCTCACTTGCTTGGAAACAGAAAGGTGAACAATAGGGTCAAGAAGGAAGTTAATAAGGCTATACCTACTTTCAATACACCTTTAATTGATCATAGTTTGTTTATTAGTCAGGGAGCAAGCTGTCTGGTGTATACAGAGGGTGTGACCCTTTCAATTTTAATTCTTATAACTCCTTATGAAGATTTCTCTATTAGATTAAATAGAGTGGTGGATCTGTCAACTATCGGTTGACCCCAGTAGAGAACCTACTACATATCAAAGTGGTAAACATGTGAAATTCTTTTATTAAAAGTTAGTAAGACGAGGGTTCGAATCCCTCATGCTCCACAAATTTATGAACTATAAGTAAGAGTAAAATTATTTGTAACATTGAAGAAATAAATTATATAGTATGGCATATCTAGCAGTTGATAAGGATGGGACGGAAATAATATCAGAATATTCTTTATACAGAAATGGATATTATAATAGATATAAGAAATGTGATCCTGTAGAATGTGATAGATGTTTCTATAGTGGATCGAGTTGTAAAATTGATAAAGATGGTAAAAGGTATAGTAAAGAAATATATAATAGTCCGCCCAAAATGAATAGGGAAAAAGCTATAGAAGTTCTTTCGTTTTGGGATAATTTTGAGTTTGATCCTGATTGTAATAGATTAGATTATACAGTTATTCTTCCAAAAGGTTCTATACAGAAACTTATAGGTCGTGAGCTTACATGGGAAGATGAACCTGTTGAATTGGAATAATAATAATAAAAAAAAAACAAATATGGAAATAAAACAGATGATAATCCCAGAGGGTTGGGAATGTATAGTAGAGAATGGAGTTGCTACTTTTAGAGAAAAGAGTTCAACACATCCAAGAAGTTGGGAGGAGTTCTGTGAAAGATATCCTAAATCAAGGGGAGAGGCATACTTTGACAGTGCCTCTAACATACACTTATATTCGAGCTCAAGTGTTGCCAGAGATGTGTGCACGGACAAGAATATCTGTGTTTCAAGTGAGGAAGCAGAGGCATTTCTGGCTCTTATGCAGCTTAGACAATTAAGAAAAGCATGGATTGGAGATTGGAATTATGGTGTATCTAGTAACCAATTTCTATATGCTATTTGTCACACTAGAGATGGGAGTTTAGATGTTATTTCAACATTTTCATTATGTTCTCTCCCTTTAACATTTCCAACAAAGGAGATGGCAGCAGATTTCCTTAACTGTTTTATAGACTTATGTGAAGTTGCTAAGATCTTAATATAAAATAAGAGGATAGATATTAACAGAAAATTTAACTAAATGACATGAAAATAGAATATACATCTGGATGCATAGCTCATTCTTTAACAATAGATGGAGTTGAGACTATAGATTTAGATCCTAAAGAATTTAAAGAGAAGGCTCTAAAGGTTATAGAGAAGATAAATAATGAACAGCTATTGAGAGATTTTCTGATTCAAGCAGTAGAAATAATGGGAGAATCAGAAGTAATAGCACATTGTGATGAATGCGGAGACAATATTTATAAAGATACCCTAATTATCGACTAAATATGATGGAGACTAAGTTAAGCCTAACCATTATTCTTCCAGGAAGAACAATGTTTAGCAAGGAGGAGTGCCTTAAAACAACTCGCAAAGTAAAAGTATTAAAAAATGGAAAGAAGATATTTAAGAAGGAAACTGCAGAAGATCCGGAGAAGGTAATCGTCCATACTATAAGAGTAGATGGAAAGAAAAAGGAAAAGCCGGAGGTAATACATTATACTACTAGAAAGTTCAAGCCTGCCAAGCAGACTATAAACATAAGTAGAGATGCTTATGAAGGAATGATTGATGATATTCCAAAAAAATATTGGAACAGAAAATCATATTGGTTGAGCCTCCCGGTAAAAGCTAGAGTAGAGTTCAATGTCAATGAGCTGGCCAAATCTCTTGGAGGTATAGTTGATTCTTATGTTATATTTGAGGATTAACCAATAATGGAATAAAGCAAGGTAAGTACCTCCTTACCTTGCTTTTTTTTTACCTTAAAGTAAATAATAATGAAAACAACTAATGCAAAGTTACTATACTATGACAAATATGTAGATTGCACTTACCCTACTGGGGAATACTTTATGTTGAACGTTGACTATATACATAGTGTAGTTCAGAACATTTTGAAAGTATATGATAAGAAGATAGGAACATTATATTTAGTCGGAACTAATAGATCTGGAAATATATTGTTAGGTGGAATAGCTACCAAACTGGTAGAAATGGGAAGAGATGTTGTAGTATATGGATTTCCAAGAAGTCATCATGAGGGACGATCTCTTTGTATTCCGACTAATTCTCCTGTCATAATGGTAGATGATTTTATATCTTCAGGAAATACCGTAATCGAATTAACTAATCAAGTGTTGAATACTATGGAAGCTTCAAAGAACAAATTGGATATGCTGTGTGTATCAAACGAACTAGATGAAAAGGGAGGGGATTTATGTAATATTTATGATACATATAAAATCATTAGTAAGCTCTTTAACTATATATGCTGTAATAATAAACAGCTAAGAGAAAGAATACAGACTGTTTGGTAATTCTACTCTTGATAATACTATTCAAAAATGAGAACAAGCACAATAATTAAGTTAGCAGTGTGGCTTATCCTATTTGTTACTATACTTAATATAGGATTAGTAATGATGTCCACATCTAATACAGTAGAGAATATAATTGGATTCTTTATTATCATATTCCTATCGATTATTTCAATCAAAACCAAATGTTTAACAATAATAAAATTAAAAAGTAAAAAAGATGAAAAGTAAATTTATTTTTGGATTACTAGTTGCATTACTAATACTTTCTGTATCTAGTTGTGCTGAGAGAGTAGATGCAGGTTATGAAGGTATCAAAGTCAATCTTTATGGAGACGACAAAGGGGTTGATAAAGTTACATTAGTAACTGGAATGGTATGGTATAATCCTATAACAACTGCTATTTATGAGTATCCAACATTCGTTCAAACTGTAGATTATCCTCCATTTAGTGTCAATGCTAAAGATGGCAGTTCTTTTGTAGTAGATCCTACTATCTCTCTCAAGATAGTCGATGGTAAATCAGCAGAAGTATTTAAGAAATACAGAAAGGTAAATATTACAGAGGTTATTAATACTACACTATACAACTATGTAAGAAATGCTTTCAGAATACAATTAAATGCTTATACTACTGATGAATTAGTTAGTAAGAGAGAAGAATTTGAAAAAGCAATAGAGGATAAACTATCTAAGGAATTATTAGAAGAGAATTTCCAACTTGAACAACTTACATCAGGGTTACAATATCCTAAAATTCTGATAGAAGCCATAAATAGTAAAAATGAGGCTGTACAAAAGAGCCAAAAAGCAGAGAATGAGTTAGCTATTGTTAAAGCTGAGGCTCAAAAGAAGGTAATAGCAGCACAGGCTGAGTATGAGGCTAATGTGCTAAGAACCAAATCTTTAACTCCTCAAATATTACAACAAATGTGGATTGAGAAATGGAATGGCACTGTACCGACAGTAACCTCTAATGGAAATAGTGGAGTATTTTTAGATATAAGTAAAATAAGCAAATAGTATGATTATTTTTGTAGTAATAGCTATGATGGTAATAGGCTTCATATGGAAGAATATTACCGTATATGACTATAATCAAACATCCGCAGGTCCTCGTTATTATCCCCAGCATTGGGGATTAGACATGACTTCTGGTAGAAGACTTCCTCTTACTCCAATGCGTATAATAATGCTGCTCTTATTGTTAGTTCCATGGTTTAATATAGCATGGTTTATAGTTCTAATAATACAAATATTAGTCAAAACGAGTTATCCTGATGACCCTTATGAGTGTACAATATGGGTAGTAGAGATTAAAGAGAATAGTCCTAAACTTACAAAGATGATGCAGTCTATATCAGAATTTCTTAATAAGGAGCTTATATGAATAGAAAAAATCTTCATCAAAATGCAGTTGAATTAATTATAGAGAACCCAAGAGTAGCCCTATTATGGGCTACTGGTTTGGGGAAATCTAGAGCAGCTATAGAAATGGCCAACTACTTACAGGATAAAGAAAAAGATGGAAACATAAAAGTTCTTCTAGTAGTAGCTGAAACTGCCCATAAATCAAACTGGGAGGTAGAACTATCTAAATGGAAGTTTAAATCTAACAGTATTAAGATAGAGTGCTATGCTTCTTTATCCAAGTATAGGGATACGTGGTGGGACCTAATTATCTTTGATGAAGCACATCACTTAGGAACAGATTTGAAAATAGATGTTTTATCTAGCATGACTGTAGATAATGTAATCTTATTATCTGCTACCCTTCCTGAGTGTACAATACAAGCTGTAACTAGAATTTTTGGAGAATTTATAGTCTCAAAAATTCCACTTAAAAAAGCAATTGAGTGGAAGATACTGCCCAAACCTAGAGTATATCTTGTTCCCTTGTCCCTAGATGATAAACACCAGACTTGCACTATAATAGAGGAGTGGGGAAGAAAGGAGGATAGGGTTACTTACAACTGTTTATTTCCAGACAGATGGACGTATTTAAAGAACAAGTATAAGTACCCGAATGCAACTCTAGTTATACACTGTACTGAGCAACAGAAGTATAATTATTTGTCTGGCCAATTTGAGTATTGGAAGAAACTGTTTTTAGCAAGAAGACAAGAATTCATTAAAAACAAGTGGCTTCAAACAGGAGCAAAAAGAAAGAGATTTCTTGGAGAACTAAAAACAGACCCTGTAAGAACTCTATTACATAAGATTAGAGATAAAAGGTTTATATGTTTCTGTACTAGCATAGAACAAGCTGAACAATTAGGAGGTCAAAATGCCATACATTCCAAGAGGACTGATTCTTTACAGATAATAAAGGATTTTAATCGTAAGAAAATAAATAACCTGTTTGCTGTTGGAATGTTACAGGAGGGGCAAAACCTAACCGATATCGAAGTTGGAATAATTATACAACTAGATGGACAAGAAAGAGCATTTATCCAGAAATTCGGTAGAAGTTTAAGAGCTGAAGATCCTATTCAATTTATATTCTATTATGAAAATACGAGGGACACTGAATATCTTAAGAATGTTCTAGAAGGAATAGATAGGAAATATATAACTAAGATTGACAGATTGGAGGACTTGGAATTATGACTACGATATGTTTAAATGAGGAAGCTATAAGGCAAAATGATATGTGCCTGGGGGAAGTTCTTTTAATGCTGGCTATATGTAATAAAGCCGATTTGAAGAAGGCAGAAGTAAGCTTAATTCAAAAAGGTTTTATTACAGCAACTAGAAATGAAAATGGACAGCCTATAGGGTGGAGACTAACCAATGAAGGCTCCAGAATGATAGATTCAGTCATTTTAGACTCTAGTAAAGAACAGGAGCCCCAAGATAGATTAGTTAGCTTGGCTGAAAGATTAAAAGCAATATTTCCTAAGGGAAAGAAGGCTGGCACTAATTATTACTGGGCGGAAGGAGTAGCCTTGATTGTAAGAAGACTCAAGCTGTTTTTCAGGAAATATGGAAATAAATTTACTGATGAACAAATAATTCAAGCAGCAGAGAAATATGTGCAAGGATTTAATGGGAACTATACATATATGAGATTGTTAAAGTATTTCATATTTAAAGAAAAGATAGGAGCCGCAGGTGAAGTAGAGGGAGATTCTGAGTTAATTAGTTACATTGAGAATGCAGATCAAGAAGAATTAAGTAATGATTGGACATCTACATTAAAATGAATACATTAGGAGAAAGGGTATTAGATAATTTCAATATCAGAAGAGAACGGATCCTTAATGGGCAATTGAACTGTATTCCATCTCCCTTCAAGAGATTCGGTACTGACTTTGTAGGTATAGAACAATCCTGTTATTATACTATAACTAGCTTTACTAAGGGGGGCAAATCACAGTTTGCATCATATACCTTCATCTATAAACCGCTAATGTTTTGTTATTACACAAAAGCGGATATAGATATAAAGATATTGTATTTTCCTCTTGAAGAAACTCCTGAGAGGATACTGCAAAGATTTATATCATGGTTGTTATTTGACTTTAGTGAAGGAAAGATAAGAATCAGCCCAAGAGATTTGAGGAGTACTATTAAAGCAGTTCCGCAAGAGATACTAGATATTATTAGATCTGATGAGGTACAAGACATAATTAGGTATTTTGAGGAGCATGTGATATTTCCTGATGAAGCATGTAACCCAACAGGCATATATAAATATTGTGTAAAATATGCTGAGGAACATGGAAAAGTTTATCGTAAAATAGGAAAGTACAAAGACGAGTTAGGGATAATTCAAGAGAGAGAAGTATTTGATAGGTATGAACAGGATAACCCCAATGAGTACAGACTTATAATGATTGACACTATTAATCTTATAGATACTGAAAAGGGGATGACATTAAAGCAGTCTGTTGATAAGCTCAGTGAATATTGTGCCAAATATTTAAGAAACAGATATCACTATTCTCCAGTAGTCATTCAACAACAAGCCTTTGAACAAGAAGGCAATGAAGCTTTTAAAATAGGGAAAGTAAGACCCTCGGTTGCTGGATTAGGAGATAGTAAATATACTTCGAGAGATAGTAATGTAGTCCTTGGTTTATTTTCTCCCTTCCGATTTGCACTTAGGGAATATGAAGGATATGATATTCTTAAGTTTAAAGATAATATACGATTCCTAGAAGTAATCGTCAACAGAGATGGAGAAATGGGTGGATTATGTCCTCTATTCTTCGATGGAGCAGTGTGTAGATTTGAAGAACTTCCTAAACCTGGTGACAAGGAAAATATACAAAAAGTGTATCAGTACTTGAATAAGCTGAGAGATACTACATCTAAACTATTCTTCAAATACAGAAAAAGTGAGGGAAGCACAAGAATGCTACACCATAAATTTAGTAAATTAAGTAATTTCCACACATGGGTAACAGAAGCATATGATAAATTCATTAGTAATAGAAAAAAGTAATACAGATGGCAAATGCAGTAATTATTTTAGGGAAGAGTGGTACTGGCAAATCCAGTAGTATAAAAGGATTGGATCCTAACGAGGTAGTAGTCTTGAATGTTTTAGGTAAAAAACTTCCATTCAAAGACAGTAATAAGCTTTATAATAAAGACAAGAAGAATTTATTCAGAGTAGATGATTATTCTCAAGTTATAAGCCTGTTGCAGAATATAGATAAGGGAGCTCCACATGTTCATAATGTAATATTAGATGATGCCATATATGTTATGAGAAAAGAGTACTTCAAGAGAGCAAAGGAAACTGGATATGGCAAATACACAGAGTTAGCTATGCACTTTCAACAAATTATCTCGACTATAGAATCAATGAGAGAAGATATTAATGTTTTCTTGATTCTTCATAGTGAAGAAGTTCAAAGCGATAAAACTATAGTTGGTTACAAGGTGAGTACTATAGGACAGCTCATTGATAATCAGTATAATCCAGTAGAGGTTGTACCAATGGTACTTTATTCTGCTATCAAGTATAATGACAAGGGAGAAGCAACTTATGGATTCTATACTCACAGGTTTATGGATGGATTGGTAGAAATTCCTGCTAAATCTCCAGCAGATATGTTCAAAGAAGACTTCATACCTAATGATCTTGGGATAGTATCAAAGGCTATGAAGGAGTATTATGGATAAGAAAACTATAATTAGAGTGGTAGATAAAATTACAAGAGGAGGAGCTATTGAAACAGAAGAAGTAATTAATCTATTCACAGAATATTGTTGTAAAGAGCACAATAAAGATGTTGAGTTAACAAAACATTTTATTAAGATCCTTTTAAGTATTGGGATTATTGGTACATATCTTACTGAAATAGTAGAATATTACAAAAGTAAATTAAATATAGTAGAAGTAAAAGATAGTAACAACAAAACAATTTTAGTGTATTAACATGAAAACAATTTCAATTAGACAATTAGCTACTATAAAAAGAGTAGCGCAAAATGTAAGTTCCTTGGTTATTAAAAAGAATAAATTAATGGAACAGATAAGAGAGCTAAGTAAGGAATGCGATAACTTGATTAATGAAATAGAGGGTCATGAAGTTGGAGTAAAAATGCTCACAGGACATACTAGTGAGGAACTAATAACCAGAGTAGTTGAGGATACTGGTAAAATGGATAGAAACGGGAAACCTATTAAAATAACTAAGTACGAACCAAAAGAGGGTGTATTAGTATTTAATGAGAAAGAGAAAGTGTATGAAATCCATGATGAATTCTTCCAATGTTCTGAGATGGATGATGATGTACCATCTGAAGGTCCCAGCTTTAGTTAAGAAATAGCAAGTAAACAATATTTATTATTAAGTATATTAAAAAATATTAAGTATGACGAACAAAATCTTTATGGCTTTTGCTACAGGCAGTGAATCTACAGAAGGTAATGTAGTTAAAAAGTACACTGGGGTGGGTTCAGTAAGTGTGCTAGCTGTTAATCCTGATAAGGAAACACTAGAAAAATTGTACAATACTACTATCAATGATGGCCCTTCGTATTTAAGCGAAGTTGAAGTTGGTCCAGAAGGGGATAAACATACAGTTCCTCAAGTAAGAATAGATTTCATTGTACAGACAGATCCTGAGAAATGCAATGGAATTGATATGAAAACCAAAATACCTTTCTTTATTACCAGAGAGGTGAGATATAACAGAGATAGAAGTAAGGTTCAAGTGATAAATAAATATGGAGAGACCACTTGGTTACCTATAGAGAATGCGAAATCCGGCACTGTTCCAGCTAATCTTAGTTGGTTTGAACCTGCTGATTTCAGGCCGGCTTATATAGGAGAAGAGGATCTTACAGGATTCTTGAAAGCATACTTGAATATCCCCAATAAATCTTATAGGAAAGCTAGTGGAGAAGTAGTAGAAATACCGAATAAAGCTGATGCAGAGGCTAGATTGGATAAAATTGACAATTACTTCAAAGGAGACTATTCAGAGTTGAGAGAAGCAATCTCTTTGCAACCTAAGAATAGGGTTAAAGGGTTGTTTGGAGTGAGAACTACTGAAGATGGTAAACAATATCAAGCTGTTTACACTCAGAAATTCTTGAAGAACAGTGTAACCGACTACAGCAGACTGGATGCAGAACTTCAAGAGAGAAAAGCTGCTGGAGCTTATCCTACTACAGAGTTTGAGGTCTGTGATTTAAAGGAATACACAGTAGAATCTACTGACTTCAACAATAATCCGGAGCCTTCTTCTGATATGCCTATGCAAGACTCTCCATGGTTCTAATAGACAGTAATACATAAAAAGACGATACCAGTATGTCATTTATCTCTGGGAGATCTTCAATCAGCTTAGAGGACATATTAAAGAAAACTACGGAATCTAATATCCTATACTTTTACTTAGGTATTACAGATATACCCTGCATAATTAATTCTCCTCTTAGGGAGGATAAGAGACCTTCCTTTGGATTATACTCTAGAGATGGAAAGAGAATATTCTATACGGATTTATCTACAGGAGATAGGGGAGGACTATTTGATCTCTTATCTAAAATGTGGGGAATTCCATATGTAGAAGTATTAGAGAGAATAGATAAAGATATACCAAGATTTTCTAGTAGCTCTAATATAAAATCATGTAACTCCTGTAATATAATTACCACTCAAAATTATAATAAATCAATTGATTTGCAGTGTAAGGTAAGAGAGTGGAGGAAACATGATATAGAATATTGGGAATCCTTTGGGATAAGTCTAAAGTGGTTGAAATATGCTGATGTCTATCCTATATCTCATAAAATTATAATAAAAAACGGAGTAAGAAATGTCTATGTAGCAGATAAATATGCTTATGCATATGTAGAACGCAAAGAGGGAAAAATCACTTTGAAAATTTATCAACCATTTAACAAAAATGGCTATAAGTGGAGTAACAAACATGATTTATCAGTGATTAGCTTATGGACAAAGATACCAGAGTATGGAGACTTAGTATGTATATGTTCCTCCATGAAGGATGCTCTTTGTTTATGGGCTAATACTGGTATTCCATCTTTAGCGGTTCAAGGAGAAGGCTACAGAATAAGTGATACAGCTATTAATGAGCTTAAAAGAAGGTACAAAAATATATATATACTATTTGATAATGATGAAGCAGGGCTCATAGATGGAGAGAAACTGGCTAAATCTACAGGATTTACAAATCTGGTATTACCTAAGTTCGAAGGGGATAAGGATATATCAGGTTTATATCATTCTCTTCAGGATAAGAAAGATTTCATCAAAATAATAAAGGGTTTATTTGAGAAATAAAAAAAAAGAAAAAACATTTAATAAATATAATTATGGAAGCAAGAAAAATCACAATTGTATCGACAAAGAGACAAGAGAAAAGTGTAATTATGTCTGATGCCACTACACTAGAGGAACTGAAAAGAGACTTGGACAAGGCAAACATAGATTATGAAGGTATGGTATTTTATGAAGGAGTTTCAAAAACTGAGTTAATTAATAATAATTCTGTTCTTCCTTCTAATATCCCCTACAGAGGACAAACTACCAATGAACTTGTATTCATGTTGACTAATCCCAACAAAAAGATTAAGTCTGGAGCTATGAATAGAAAGGAGATCTATGCTCTTATCAAGAAACACAATTTGCAAAAGGCCTGTCTTGAAAATTATAAAAAAGATTACACCAGATGTAAATCTGAAGATCTTCTCAAATTAATTGAATATAGTAGTTGCACTTCTAATAAACAGCCTGTTGAAATGGTAGACCCTAATATCAGGCTAATAAAGGAAGTAGAAGGACTTAGAAAGTCTGTGGATCTTTTACTTCAGACTCTGCAGCATCCGCATGTCATTAATAATTCAGATAATATAAAATCAGGTGAGATTAATTCATCCTATTCTGATGCTGAAATTGATGAGATGTTTGATTTTGTTTGATAAAGTTTTTGTTTATTAGCAGGTAAGAATCCTTCTTACCTGCTTTTTTTTTATTATGTAATATGGTAGGAGAGAAAACCAGGGAATTCATAAGAGCTGAACTTGAGAAGCAATTTGAAAAGGTAACAAACGTACTAGGAGTATTTGAAGATTTCTTTGGAGAAGATAAGGTAGACCTACAAGGTATCCCTACTGTCTCTAAGATAGAAGAAGTTTTCTTGGGACTCTATGGAGAAAAAAGCATTGGAAGCTTAGGTGAACTATCACATATAGAGGCAGATATGCATAGTACAGAACTTGTAAAGGATGTGCCAGATGAAATTTTAAGTAGTACTTCTAGTGTTATGGTAGTTATTTCGGAGGTACTTTATCATGTAGTTCATGAAAGCAGTATAAAAATTATTGTGTATTTCCCAGAAGTAAGGGTTAGTAATGAGTATAATAAATTTATAGATATTACCGAACTATATACCAAGATATCCTTAGATTTACAAGGTACGATGGTAGGAAGTTTTTCTTTCAATAGAGGGGAATACACAATAGAGCAATATCTTAGTGACTACATGCATTCTCATGCATGTGGTATACCGAAAAATAATCCTGAAAGATTTCTTGAAGTATGTTTAGGATCGGGTCCTATAAGAAATACAGTAAATAACTTAAATGCTAATTATGATCTAGATATTTGGAGACTATTTTGTGTAGAGTTAGATAAATACGTAGCAACTGAATCTATAAGTGGAGGCCCCTACAGAAGGTTGGAGAATGTAAGTTTTCATGGTACTAGTATGATAGCATCCTTGAGTATTAATACTTCAACAGGTATACCACAAAATCTAGTGCCCATGATTAACGAATTTATCGAATACTTCATAAAGCAGAAAAAGTTAGTCTTTAATTATAGGAACGGAAGCTACTCTATTGGTATGAATTTAACAAAATTTATATTACTAGTAAGCAATGAGTTCATCACTTGGTTCAATACTAATGGTAGATACAAGTACGCAAAGAGTGAGATAGAAAGAAATTATGCGTCCATGAGAAATATCATAACAACGGTATCTGTAACTAACAATGCTATCTACAAGATAAGAGAGATGCCTAATCGTTTAATAGATAACGGATCTAGTCTTGGAGTAATAGGAACATTTAAAGGGAAAGAGATAGTAGTTCGCATAGTAGGATGGGATAATAGCAGTAATAATTTAACTACTATACTGGTTCCAGAAGTAATAGGTTATATATTAGGTAAGATACTAAAGGTAATAAATTGTGAATATGGAAAAAATAGACCGAGCTCTAGAAATGAACAAGAACAAAATGGAGAAACAGAGAATTCCAGTAACCAGGAGTACTACTACTTATAAAATGGTAATACCAAGAGAAATAGAAGAGAAAATAAGATATATATGTAGAAAGGTATGGAAAGATGAATGGTCTGGAATTCTATTCTATACAGTTGAAGGATCCTTCAAAGATGGTAGCTTAATTATAAAGTGTAGGGATATATATGTTATGGATATTGGAAGTGTCACCTATACAGAGTTTGATATGTCCCCTGATGTGGTCAGTTATATGGCAAATAATTCTGAATTGCTTGATTGTCAGATGGGGCTGATTCATTCACATAACAATATGAGCACATTCTTTAGTGGAACGGATATTCGAACCCTGGAAGAAGAAGGATTGGATAGGAATCACTTTGTCTCTTTGATAGTTAATAATCAAGGAAGTTACACAGCTGCTATAACTAGAAAATTAATTAACAAACATATCACTGAAAGTTTCTGCTATCCTAGTTTTGGAAATGTGCAAATTAGTGAGGTTAGAGATTCTAAAGAGACTACCACTGAAGAATTAGAATATTACTATCTTGATATAGAAGTAGAAGGATATAATGAACATACAGCATTAGAAACCAGACTTGAAGAGATAGAAAAATCTAAGGAGTCTAAGATCGAAGAGGTAAAAAGTAAATTTAATGCTCCTTATAGTAATCTTTTCCCTATACGTAATTCATTGATACGAGAGAATACATACGATCTAGAAGAAAACAAATTGGGTTGGAGACAATCCACTTTAGATTTTGAAGATAACGTGAAGAAGTATACCTTTAATAAAGCTTTGGCAAAGTCTCTGGCTCTTCAATTAGTAACAGGAAGTGTAGTTATTCCTAGAGAAAGTAAAATAAATATAAAATCTTGGGTAACAGGAATGGTTCCTATCTATGAGAGAAGATTTGGGAAGGGAGAAGAAGGATTGGATATATTTGAGAAATGGGCTGAAGGGTTCATAGAGTTTCTATGTTGGTTTACAATAGATGAAGATCTAATTAAACAAGGAGTAGAGGAAGATGAAATGAATGTATTATGTGCTGTAGCTATCAAGGAAGAACTACAAGAGCTTGATAATAATGTATATATAGAGAAATTTGTTAAAATATTAGATACTTATATTTACTAGAAGAGATATTATTATATGAGAAAGTTAGATGGAAACACTGGGAATGTTTCACCTATCCATCAGGATGTGAAGACCCTAACAAAATTAATTATAAAGGGAGAGATACCAAGCATTGAACAAATTATTTATAATGGATTGCCTACTAATAAAGTTAAAATAGGAGATGAAATATTCTATCTCGATGCAGAGGAATGCTCTATGCTAGTAGATGAAATGGTAGCTCACTGCTTAATTGAAGATAAGATCCCTGAAAATTCTAAGACTTTGTTGATAAGTGAAGAGACATCAAGATTTAGCTCTGCTATTTGGTTTGATAAAATACGTCAGCAAAATGTTACTCTAGCTGGGTTAGGAGGAATAGGAAGTTACGTGGCATTTCTATTATCTAGATTGGGTATTAATACAATGACACTCTATGATCCAGATACAGTAGAGAGAGTTAATCTGTCTGGGCAGCTATATAGTGAAAATCAAATAGGTGATTACAAAGTAAATGCTATATCAGATATGATGGTAAAGTATTCAGACTATTATGGTGTTATAGCCAAGAATGAGAAGCTAGATAAGAGCTCAGCGGTAGATAAAATAACTATTTGTGGATTTGATAATATGAAAGCCAGAAAAGAGGCTTTTGAAAATTGGACTAATCTTGTAGACGGGTTAATTGATGAGGAACGGGAAAAATGTCTATTTATAGACGGTAGATTAGCAGCGGAAGAATTTCAGGTATTCTGTATAAAAGGGAGTGATATAGAAAGTATGCTGAATTATAGATCTTATTTTTTATTTTCAGATTATCAAGCTGATGCTACAGTATGTAGTTATAAACAAACTACCTTTATGGCCAATATGATTGGATCCATTATAGTTAATTTATTTGTTAACTTCATAGCGAATCAGTGTGATCCTCTTATAGATAGGGATCTCCCATTCTATACTGAATATAATGCGGAAACAATGTACTTTAAAACTGTAGCATAATGGTTTTTTCAGATAGATATATAAGCACTCTACACAGATTATTAGTAGTTCCTACTTATTCAGTAACTTCTCTAGCACGCTTGGACAATAATAATATGAATCCATATAAGGTAATTATTGAGGCTGATATAAAAACAAGTTCAGAGATAGAGGTTCCTACTGTATTAAGACAAGTGCTTTACAGAACAAATACAGATATAGCTAGAGAAATACTCTCAAAAAAGAATAGAATAGGGACTCTAGTAGCCTTGGAAAGCAAAAGTTGTAATGCTTCAGGGAGTATCGCATTAATTAAGGCTCTAACTAGCTCACATCTCTTACATAAAGGATTTTGTAAGGGCCAAATATACTATGGGTGTAAAGGAGTAATATTCGATAAAGATATGAGAATGCTATTAATGGTAAATGAACGTTGCAGGGTTGGTGACCGTAGATTTATGCCTACTGGAAAGATAGTAGTGCATGTATCTCCTACAATATTTCTAGATAGATCAGGCATGTTAGAGAAGTATATAATTAATAAGATTATCCCTGCTTTTCTATACAAAGATGAAAACTATGAAAATAGGTATGAAGTAAAAATAAAGGTAGATAATGCAGAGGAATTTATAAGAACTATTCAGCCTCCTAAAGACAGAGATGTAAACGAAACTCTAAACAATCTTTTAGAGAATAATATTAATCACTTATTACTATAGAGATGACAATAGAAGAGTACTTTGGTGGTTGGACTAAAGTGATTGATAAAACAGAGCTTAATCATGTACTGAGTGTGTTATCTAAGGAGTATCTAAGTAAATCTGTATGTCCAAACCAGACTGATGTATTTAAAGCCTTCAAATTATGTCCATTCGAAGATTTGAAAGTAGTATTTCTAGGGCAGGATTTTGGTAATAATCTATAAATAATTTAACTAGAATATTGTAATATTAGGTCAAATACCTTATCTTTGTACTATTAAAAATTTTGATAGTATGAAGAATCATAAAGATTTAGAAATGGGTAATGACTTAAAACAACTTCTTATAGGAAGTTTATTAGGAGATGGATGTTTTTGTTCAGTAGGAAGTAAAACTAAGAATATGTGTCTTAGTATAGCACATTCTGAAAAACAAAAAGAATATCTTGAGTATAAATGGAATATACTAAATAAGTATAATTTAGTATCTCCTATAGTTGAGTATCATATAAATAATAAAAGATATTCACACGAATTAGTAGGGTATAGATTTAAATCTAGATTACATCCTATCTTTACAAATATAAGATTAAAATACTATGATTCTAATGGTCATAAAAGAGTTTTCGAAGAATTTGTAAAAGATATAGATGCTTTAGGTTTGGCTATATGGTATATGGATGATGGTTATGTAACTAAAAATTCATGTATCTTATCTACTTGTTCATTTACTCTTGAAGAACAGCTTTTGTTAGCTAACATATTATTAAATAAATTTGACTTACATTTTACTGTAGGCAAACATGATAATAGTATGTATCTACAAGCTAAGGATTTTCCTAAGTTTGTAGAACTAATTAAAGATTATATTATTCCATCCATGCAATATAAACTAATTACTTATAGTAAAAGAAGGGTTCTGGATAAACAGGGTGAATTGCTGGAACAACTTAATGAGTCAATCAGCAGCCAAGCTACAGAAGAGCATAAAAGTATGTAGAAGGTTCAGAGACTAACAGGTGAATAGCTCAAATAATAAACCTGACACGAGTGCCCTGCATTGGAAACAATGAAGATATAGTCCGAACTATATGGTAACATATAGAACTAACAGATAAAGAGCTGTTAGGGTAACAAATTGCCTTATCCCCAGAAAGGAGTAGCCACTGGTATATTATTTGGGAACAAGAAAGAAGTTCTTGAAGAGGATTTATCACCTTCTTTGAAAATAATAAAAGAAGCGGTAATAAATTTTGAGATTCCACATAATAATATTATCTTTGACCAAACTTTAGAGAATTGGGCCAAACAGGGTATATTGATGATTAATTCTGCCCTTACTGTAGAGATGAATAAGATAGGCTCTCATGTCATGTTATGGAGGCCATTCATATCTAAACTACTAAAAAATCTTTCAGAAAGCTCATGTTCTATTGTATATGTGTTATTTGGTAAGCAAGCTGAAACATTTAATCCGTATATTAATAAGAAATTTAATCATGTCTTGAAAATTGAACATCCAGCATATTTTGCAAGAAATAGAATAAAGATGCCTCATTATCTATTTACTGAAATAGATAAGAAACTAAATGATATTTATGGATACTCCATAAAATGGTATGAAGAATATTAACATTAAGAAAAAAAACAATGAGTACAAAGAAGTATTACACGAGAGCAGGTGAAGAAGTAAAGATGGGTGACGTTCTAAGAAGAGAACGTAGGGGAGATTACTTTGCTATAATTCAAGAATTTACTGTACTTCCTAATAGTATAAGTAAACTAATTAAAAAAGGTTTAATAGTAGAGAGAGAAGATCCAGAAAAAGGACCCCTTAAATCTGAAAAAGATGCGGAGTATTATCTTAATAAAATATTCCAAAAATCTAGTCTAGATGAAGAGAATTCTACGGAATTCCTTTTTACCTTACTTAATATTTGGCCAGCTTCACTATATACTATGTTCTTAAGGGAAATAGCTATCGACCTAGATGCTAATTATAAAGATCATATTAGTAATAGCCCTAGCATATACATAGTAGATATAGCTAGTATGAGAGTTTATAACCTACCCAAAGCATATATCAAGAATTATAAAAACTTCGCTGCTTTCAGATCTAGCAAAGAAGCCCTAATTGCTCTTGAATTATTGAAAGAGTTTCAAAATATACTAGAGCACGAATATCCTGACCCTAAATGAAAATTGCGAATAAAAAGATAAGGAATGCTACTGTCTGCAAGGATAGTAGCATTACCTTTAAGAGTGTTACGGAGAAGAGGTTTTATAATATCCTTCTGCAGCATGGATTCAATCCTCAATATGAGCCTAAGACTTTTACTTTATGGGATGGGTTTCAACCAATAACCCCTTATTACGATAAGGAGACAGACAAGCAGGTAGCCAAAAGACTCGAAGAAGGAGTAAATGACTGCCCTTCAAAAATGTTAGTACAGAAGACTGGGAAAATAGTAGGCATCAGATATACTCCGGACTTCTATTTTAAGTATAATGGACTCAATGTCTATATCGAGGCTAAGGGGATAGAAAATGATGTATTTTATATCAAGAAGAAAATGTTTTTGTATTACTTGGACCAGCTCTACACAAAGAGCGGTGAAAGATCTATATATTTTGAGGTGTATACAAAAAAACAACTTCTTCAAGCAATAGAAATTATAAAAAATTATGAGCAGCACACCTGTAGATAGAATTAGGAAATTAATTGGTTTACTTCCTGAAAAGGATATTCATTTAGGCTATAAATTCCTAGATAATAGAGACTTTTACTCGTTGAAGGAGCTAGTAGATTCTGCAATAAATAAGATACGAATGGACAGAAGGAAAGAAAATCCTAGGCCAGAATATTTAAAGATTGATCTAGACAGCCTTAATGTGTTAAAGTCTGAGGTAGATGTGTACTTAATGCAACTTGATTTTCCTAGTGATTTAGAGTATTAAGGTATGAAATCTTTGTATGATATTTCTTGGAAAGTGGATGAAGAGGAGTATAGATCTGACCCAGCTTATTCTTATTCTGTTATAGCCAGATTTAATAGAGAAGGATTTAATGGTTTAGGCAATCTATATGATAAAATAGAGACTCCTTCTTTGTTATTTGGAAGTATGGTAGATACTCTTCTTACAGATGGTCAAGAAGAGTTCGATAGAAAATATGAGGTAGCTGAACTTCCTAATATTAGTGACTCACTAGCTCAAATAGCTAAAATGCTATTCAACACATATCATGAATCTTGTAAGAGTATAGAGCAAATACCAGATGATGCTATATCAAAGATAGGAGAATCTTGTGGGTATTATTCCAATCCTAAGTATGCCTCCTATAGAATAAGAAAGATAAAAGAAGAGTGTAGAGATTATTACTCTCTATTATTTTTATCCAAAGATAAAACATTAGTATCAACTAAAGATTACATGAGTGCCTGTGAATGTGTAGAAGTATTGAAAACACATAGAATGACTAAGTGGTACTTTGAACCTAATAACCCGTTTAATCCTGAAATAGAGAGGTTTTATCAATTAAAGTTCAAAGGAGAATGGAATAGGATCCCATTGAGATGTATGGCCGACTTACTCATAGTCGATCATAAAGAGAAGTTTATTATACCCTGTGATTTAAAAACATCTGGAAAGAATGAATGGGAATTTTATAAATCTTTTATAGATTGGAACTATTGGATTCAAGCCCAGCTTTACTGGTATCTTATAAGACAGGCTCTGGATAAAGATGAACTTTATAAAAATTATAAATTATTAGATTATAGATTTATAGTAATCAATAAATATAATAAAAAGCCTCTTGTATGGATATACGATGATACTGTCGGATTTGAGGATCATATCTATGGAAGAAATAGACAATATTTGTGTAGGCATTGGAGTAAGATAGTATCGGAGCTCCATTATTACTCTACTCATAATGTAGAATATCCTACGAATATTTCAAAAACTAATATAATAACAGAGTGGTTAAATGAAGAATGATTTGTTAGATTACTTTAATGGGGATGAGTTAGCAGCTTCTACATGGAAAAACAAGTATGCTATGGAAGGAGAGAGAACTCCTGATGATATGCACAGAAGACTTGCTAAGGAATTTGGTAGGATAGAGAAAGAGTATATAAACAATACTTCCGTCAATCAGAAAGATAGGCTAATGCTGTCCTCTTATGGACATACCAGAAGAGAACTTAAAGAAGAGGATATATATGAATTATTCAAGAATTTCAAATATGTAATCCCTGGAGGTTCAGTTATGTCTGGACTAGGTACTGGAAAATTAGTTTCTTTATCTAATTGCTTCGTAATAGGATCTCCAGAAGATAGCTATTCTAGTATAATGAATACTAGAAGTCAACAGGTTCAACTTATGAAGAGACGTGGAGGTGTAGGTTATGATCTATCCAACTTGAGACCAAGAGGAACTAAAGTAAATAATGCTGCAAAAGTATCTACAGGGGCAGCCTCTTTCATGGAAGTATGTTCTGATATTACTAATGAAGTAGCACAAGGAGGCCGTAGGGGAGCTTTAATGTTGAGTATAAATATAAATCATCCTGATATTGAGGAATTTATCACTAAGAAACAAGATCTTACCAAAGTGACTGGTGCTAATATTAGTGTGAAGGTTACAGATGAATTTATGAAAGCAGTAGTTGATGATAAGGATTATTTGCTTAGATGGCCAGTACATGCTAACTATGATCCATCACAACTAGAGGAGATGGAATATGACAAGTTGCTTTGTATTGGAGAATCTCTTTCCGTTGATAAGAGGGTTTATCTGAAAAAGATTAAAGCAAGAAAATTATGGAATACTCTAATGCATTGTGCATACAATACTGCAGAACCTGGAATAATATTTGAAAGTACCATGCATAATTATGCTCCTGATGGTGTTTATGAAGAATTTAAGATGATCGGGACAAATCCTTGCGGTGAAATACCAATGGGTCCCTTTGATAGTTGTAGATTAATTCATATTAATTTAACAAGTTACATAGTAGACCCATTTACAGATGAAGCTTACATTGATAAAGAATTGCTCTATAAGCATTCTTACGAAGCTATGAGATTAGCAGATGACTTGGTAGATCTTGAACTGGAAGCCATAGATAAAATCATAAATGTAGTTAAAGATGAAAAAGATTTTGTAGAATTTAATCTGTGGAATAGGATAAAGGAGACTACTAGAAGAGGTAGAAGAGCAGGTCTTGGGTTTACTGGGTTAGCAGATGCCATAGCTATGTTAGGATTGAAATATGACTCTGACGAGGGTATTGAAAATGTAGAGCAACTGATGAAGATTATATTCAATGGTCAGTTTGATGCTCAAATAGATATGGCTATTGAAAGAGGAGCATTCCCAGCCTGGGATGCATCTAAGGAGTTTGAAGTTGAGAAATCATTTGTTTATGGTAAGAATAAGTGGTATGAATTCATCAATAGAAACTTCCCTATAGCAACTGCTAAGATGATGTGTTATGGCAGGAGGAATATAAGTTGGTCAACTGTAGCACCCACAGGTACTGTGAGTATTATGGCTCAATGTTCTTCTGGTATTGAACCTGTGTTTTTACCTTTCTATGAAAGAAAAAGAAAATGTATGTCTCCTAATGACAGAGCCGACTACACAGATGTGAAGGGGGAGAAATATACCCTATTTACCGTGGTTCATCCTAATCTAGCAAAGTGGCTTTGTTCTTCTACATTCGGAGGTAACTTTAATAGTAATGAATACCTAGAGAGGTTGCAGGATATAGAGTATCTTAAAGTAGCTTTCAAGGAGAGTCCATATTATGAATCCACCGCATCAGAAATTAATTGGAGGCAGAGAATTAAGTTACAGGGCATTATACAGAAATACATTACCCATAGCATCAGTTCCACTATAAATCTACCAAAAGAAGTCACTGAGGAAGAAATTGCTGATATCTATATAGAAGCATGGAAAACTGGAAATAAAGGACAGACTATATATAGAGATGGTTGTAGGGAAGGAGTCTTGAATAAGATAGAAAAGCCTAGTACTATAAGTAATAGACAAGCTCCTAAGAGACCTAAAGAGCTTGAGGCCGACTATCATCAAGTCAAAGTGAAAGGGGAACAATTTATCGTTCTTGTAGGATTGTTAGAAGGGAAACCTTATGAAATTTTTGCATTCAGACCTCTAAGACCTATTGATATTCCTCCCCATAAAGGAAAGATTATCAAGAAAGGTAAAATGCACTACAGCTTTGATAGTAAGTTTATTCAATTATCTGATTTACAGTTGGCTAATACTAATATAGAGGAGAAAGCCGCTACTTTATATTCATCAATGCTATTAAGACATGGAGTTAGTATTGAGTTTATTACTAAAACAGCCAAAAAAGTAAATGATAATATAACTTCTTTCAGTTCTGCTATGTGTAGGATATTAGCAAAGTATATCAAGTCTTCTGAGGTTAAGGGAGAAGTATGCCCAGAGTGCGGTGGAAACCTAGTTAGAGATGGAGGTTGTACACACTGCATGAATTGTGGTTATTCAAGATGTGATTAACTAATAACTATTTAATTATGGAAATTGTAGTATTGGATTATCAAAGTTCCACCGTGGATTGTATAAAAATACCAGAGGAGGTGGCTAATAAAATAGATAATGTAGAAGAGTACCTTAAAGCTATAGGATATAACGCAGATAGTATCTCTTTTATGGTAGGAAGTAAAATTATGTTTAAAAAGAAGAGGGCTTTGACTCCCCCTCATATAGTAGATTACAATTATTTGTTTTAATAATAAAAAGAAATAGAATAAATATGAAGCTTAAGATAAAAGTGAAAGTATTAGTAGATGGCTGCATGCCCGAAATTAGTAAACTTGGAGACTGTATAGATTTGAAAAGTGCTATTGACATGGACATTCCTGCTCCTCAATCAGGCACTCTCAAGAAAAGAGCAGATCAAGATGGAAATGAAGTTGGATACAGGAATGTAACAATGGAAACTTACTATGTACCACTTGGAGTGGCTATGGAATTACCAAAAGGATTTACAGCCAAAATACTGTCAAGAAGCAGCATACCTAGAAAGATGGGATTGTTCATTCCTAATGGTATGGGTTTCATAGATAATCTTTATAAAGGAGAAGAAGATGAATGGAACTATATTTGTTCTCCAATGAGAGAAACCTCTATTAAAAAGGGGGATAGAATCTGCCAATTTGAAATCGGACTTAGTCAACATGCTTCTACATGGCAGAAGTTAAAATGGCTATTAAGTTCTGGAATAAAATTAGTTGAGGTAGAGAATCTGGAAGGAAAACAAAGAGGAGGTCTTGGTTCCACTGGACTTAGATAATAACTAAAAAAAATTATGAGGCATGATATTAGATATAATAATCGTGATATTAATGGTATTAGCAGTAGCTTTTATTGCTAATACCATCATGGAAGTAAGGAATAGAAACAATAGTAAAATCTCCTTTAAAGAATCTATGGATTTAACAGAGCTACCAGTAGCAACATTTAACTGTAATAGAAAGAAATTAAATTTTCTATTGGACACAGGTAGTAATTTATCCTATATAAACAGTTCTGTTTTACCTCTTCTAGACCATGAAATCATTGATAGGGAATCTAGCGTAGTAGGATTTGAAGGAAATGAAGTTAGTACTGGCTCTTGCAAAATTACAGTAACATATAAAAGGAAAAAATTCGAAGAAGAGTTCAGTATGGCTGATTTAGATGCAGCATTCAAGGTGATTAAGCAAGAATCCGGTGTACAACTCCATGGAATCTTAGGAAGTAGATTCTTTGAAAAATATAAGTATGTCATTGATTTCAAAAACTTGATAGCATATATGAAATAATGGATAACATAATAAAACTTAATTCTAGGGGAGGAATAGATAATTGTCTAAGAAAACTCAAGAATATGAGTGGAAAAGATTCCAAAACCTATGTATTAAAGCATGATTATATAAATGTGAAATCTGGGTATGTAGAAGAGACTAAGAGATTTATTTCTCCGCCAGGAGGCCCCATGATAATAGAAGGAGAGTTCCTGAAAGAAGCTGGAGCAGTTGTTAAGTCTATTATTTATTCAATAGGGTATGGACATATTATAATATTTGAATAATGATATATGTAGTTACGAAAAATATAGAATTATTTGAACCTGAGAAGTACAAAATAATAGGGGTAGACGAGAGTCTATCCCTACTTAAACCTCTTAGAATTGTAGGAGTTGATACCGAGACTAGTGGATTAAGTTGTCATAAGGATAAGCTCTTGTCATTGCAATTAGGGTGCTTTGATTTTCAAGTAGTAATAGATTGTCTTACTACAGATATTACTTTATATGAAAACTATCTTGAATCTGATAGGCTTTTCTTATTTCATAATGCCAAATTTGATCTACAGTGGCTTTATAAATACCATATAGTTCCTCGTAATGTCTATGACTTGTTTCTAGCAGAGAAACTAATGTGGTTGGGTTACCCTACTGTATTAAGTCCGGAAGTATGGGATAAGATACAATGTCCTAGGTATGACTATGTACCAGCAGATCCTAGTAAGAAAAGTTCAAAAGCCAAGTATGTCTTGTATATGAATCTGAAAAAGTTAGGTGAAATGTACCTTGGAATAGAACTAGATAAGTCTATAAGAGGACAAATCATCTATAAAGGCCTTACAGAAGATGTTATAGTTTATGCTGCTAATGATGTGAAGTACCTTGAGAAGATACGAGAATTACAACTGAAACAATTAGAGAAGCAAGGACTTCTTACTGCCATGGAGTATGAAAACAAGGCTATACTTCCTATTGCTTATATGTGCTATTGTGGCATAAAGATGGACAAAGATAAATGGCAAAAGAAAATGGAGCATGATCAATCTATTCTTAATAGTATTAAAAGTGAAATGGATAAGTGGCTTATAGAGCATGAACCTGATTCAAAATATATTAAGATAGATAGACAAGGTAATCTATTTTCAGGTTTTAATACCGAGCCACAAGTAACTCTTAATTGGAATAGTCCTAAACAAGTTATCCCCTTATTCAAGAAATATGGAGTCGATACCACTGCTCTGGATAAAGAAGATGATGAGGATAAGGACAGTATAGGAGCTAAGGTACTAGGCCCTCAGAAGGATAAGTGCAGTCTTATTCCCTTATATATAAGGTATAAGGAAATGAAAAAGCTGTGCAGTACTTATGGAGCAAATGTACTTAAGCAGATAGACAAGGATACTGGAAGGCTATATACCAACTTTAACTCATTGGGTACTGATACAGCAAGAATAAGCTCAGGGGGTAAGGACAAGTCAGCTAAGGTTGAGTATGTAAATATGCTTAATATGCCTGCTGATGCTAAGACTAGGGCTTGTTTCATAGCTGAAAGTGGCAATAAATGGATAAGTGCTGATTACTCGGGTCAAGAAAGTTTTATCATGGCTGATGTAGCTGATGATAAGGAGATGATTAGAGAGCTTACCTATGGTGAGAAGGACCTACATACACTAACTGCAAAGATAGTATTTCCTGAAATTCCTAAAGATATGCCTGCCAAAGAAGTTAAGAAGCAGTATCATAAGTTGAGAAGTGAGGCTAAAGGTTATGAGTTTGCTTTTAATTACGCTGGTAATGACAACACCATTATGAGAAACTTCGGGCTTACAGCTAAAAGAGCTAAAGAGATATATGACAATTATATGAAAGGTTTTAATGGTCTTAAAAGATATATTGAGTTCAGAAAGAAGGACTGGTTCAGTAAAGGCTATATAGACCTTAATCCTAAAGTTGGATATAGAGCCTATATCTATGATTGGAACTATCTTAGGAAGCTACAAGTAAAGTTTAAGGAACCTGGGTTTTGGGATTACTATAGGGAAATGAAAATAGATGCTCCTAAATGTGATACGGTGCAGATGGTAAAAGAGTTCTTTAAGAGGAAGTCTGATTCTGATAGGCAATCCGTTAATTATCCTATACAGCATACTGGAGCATTGTGTTATAAGGTAAGCATGATAAACTTTTTTGAATACTTAAGACGTAATGACTTATTATTCAAGGTATTGATTACTGTAACACCCTACGATGAAATCAACTGTGAAGCTCCAGAAGAGATAGCGGAAGATATAGCTAAAGTACTATATGATATAATGGTTAAAGCTGGAGCATATTTTGTTCACAGGGTAAAGTTGGATGTAGACGTGTCCAGACATAAATTATGTATAGGAGACTTTGAATTTAATGGAGAGAAGATCATGGTTAAGGGCGATGTTATAGCCTCTATGGGAGAAGATGTTCTAGTAAATATCAGAACTAATCAGTCTTATAAAATAAAGGACTTACCAAAGAGCTATAAAGAGTATCTTGATGATAATGGTCCTCTTCCTACTTATTGGGTACATTAATTAAGATAGTATAGTAAAAGAAAATAAGTTAAGGAAATGGTAAAAATTAATAAAGTGTATAAAGATCTTATAGATAAACTTGAAAATGCTATAAGGACAGGAGTATCTATAGAGGCTTTAAATCCTATAAGGTCTGTAATGAATGAACTGAAAATCTTAGGGCAAAGACCAGAACTTGACAGTAGTGTAGATTCCTTTATGGACATAACTACTAATATGGCTAAGACTTATGCAGCTAAGAATCATGATTATGGTAATTCCTTTGATTGTTCTCTTGATAAGTTTGGACTCATAGCAGGTCTAGTAAGGATGGGAGACAAGATGAATAGACTAGAATCATTAGTTAATAAGAAGGCTATGGTTAAGGATGAGTCTATTAAAGATACCCTTCTGGATCTTGCTAATTATGCTATAATGACTGTGATGTGGTTGAATAAAAGAGAAACTGGTAATGATTCCGTATAAAATGAAACACAAGGCTACTGGGCTTTACTATAAGCCTGGTAGACCTAATTTGTCTAAGATAGGGAAAGCCTACGGTACAGGAAATAATGGATTAAACTATATGGGAAATAATAAGTTTGTGAATATCATTAGTACTAAAGCACCTTTATCTAGAAGGCTTGAATCCTTGGGATATAAACTAAGATGGGTTGAATTTGGGACTCACTGTTGCTTTGAGATTCCTAAATCTGAATTTGAAATAGAATATCTAACTAGTAACGAAGGAGGGAAGTAGATGGTAATAGCAGTAGATTTTGATGGAACTTGTGTAACTCATGAGTTCCCTAAAATAGGTAAAGATATAGGTGCAATACCTGTATTGAGAAAACTAGTAGAGAAAGAACATCAAATTATCTTATATACTATGAGGAGTCACTGTAACAATAAATGTGTTACCAATGAGGGTGTTAGACTTGTGGATACTCTTCAGGAAGCTATTGATTGGTTTCGTAAAAACGAGATTCCTCTATATGGTGTCAATGAAAATCCTACCCAACATAATTGGACTTCCTCTAAAAAGATATTTGCACATATTTATATAGATGATAGTGCTCTTGGGATACCACTAAAGCATGATGAATATAGTACATTACCCTATGTGGATTGGAATGGAGTAGAGATTTTACTAAAGATGAGAGGAATTTTGTAGATTTTAAAAAGATTCCATGCAAAGGAAACAATATACAAGGAGAGAATTTATTAAAATAGTAGAGAGCAATGGCTTCTATTATGATAGATGTAATGGAAGCCATTCTATTTACATAAATAGTGAAGGGAGGCATATCAGCATCCCGAAGAACATTAAGGACGTGATTATTAGGAGGTTGATTAAGGAGAATAACCTAGATACGAACTTAAAGAAAAAGAAGAAATGACTGAAAGTGGATATTATCCAGAAGGAGTGGAACATAATGATCATTCCCCATGGAATATAAAATCAAATTCAAGTAGGAAAATTGAGGTTGAAGCTACTATAACATTAAGTAAGATAGTACCGATATGGGTAGATGACTATACAATAGTGGATTCAGGGGTAGATGAAGATGGGGATTACTTCGAAGATATAGACTACTCAGAGTGTGATATAGAAGGAGCAGTAAGAGGTCAAATTATACTACCAGATAAAGGTAATTTAAATGAGTGGAAGGTAGATAGTCTAGAAGTAGAAATTAAGAAATGTTGATGATATAATAAAGAAATGAAAGCGAAAGTTAAAACAACAGGGGAAGTCATAGAGGTATCACAGACAGAAAATATTATCACCAAAAGAGGAGTGGAGCGTCAATATGTTGATAACAAGCGTAGTTGGTGTACATACGTGCAATCAGAACTTGAATTTATTAAAGAAGAACCATGCAAGACTATTGATTGGGAGCAACGTAGGTACGAGATAGCCAAAGATATGATGACTTCTGCTGAACAACATAACAATGACACAACAGGATTCAAAAATACAATGGCACAAGCGCAATATGCAATAGAATGTGCCGATGCCCTCATTACGGAATTGAAGAAAGAAGACAAGCAATGAACATACTGATAAGTTTTATAATTTTAATAGTAGCAGCCAACTTATATATTCTCATAAGAAATGAAAAAGTATTTGTTTTCAGAACGTATATACTAGATAGAGCTCATAATGAGCTGCTTCGCATATTATATGAAGATATTGATAAGTATGAATCTATGCGTAAAGAATGGAATAAAATTTATGATAGACATTCCTATAACAAAATGCTTTTTAGCTTTAAGCCTTTGAAATCAGAACATTGGTTTACTGAGAAAGAAATCAAGAAATTTAATCTATAATGTTTCTATTTGGTATGCAAGAAATATGAAAGACTTAAAAAGAAAAGAATATGACAGTACAAGAATTGATTGACGAACTTGAAAAAGTGGAAGATAAGTCAAAACTTATTAAAGTAGCTTCGCTTTATGAGACTAATGATATAAATCGTACAGTTAATAGCGATTATGTATTTATAATTTGGATTTAATTAATGGCGATTGAAATATGAAGAAAATAATGTTCAATGATAAATACAGACTCACACAAGCAGTATTTGAATGTAGAAAAACACAGACAAGGCGGATAATTCCGAAAGATTTCTTCTCCCTAACATGGGATAAAAGAGACGACACATTGGTGTATGAAAACAGTATGGGCGATTTTATTGACGTTCGAAATAGCAGGTATGCTCTATACAAAGCCGGAGAAGTGGTTACTATAGCACAAAGTTATTGTTCCATTGCAGATGAATTGAATGATTTAGATAATGCGACTTGTGTGGAGCATTATGAACAGAATGTAGAAAAGGCTTCTGAATACATGTTACTAATAGAGCATCCCGGCTTCTACAATAAGATGTTTGTTGCTCCTGATATGATGATTCACCAAATACGCATAACCAATGTACGTGTTGAACGGTTACAAGATATTTCAGATGAAGATTGTTTGAAAGAGGGAATAATAAAGGGGCAATGTGGTAGTGCAGATACTCATTTTATGGACGCATACTATGTTCCAAATGATACACAACCTTATTGTACACCGCAAGATGCCTACGAAATTCTAATTGATAAAGTAAGCGGTAAAGGCACATGGGAGAGAAACCCCTATGTATTTGTTTATGATTTTGAATTGGTAAAGTGAAATTATGGAAGTAGATAAAATAGAGGCATTTGATTATATGCTCCATCCGTTTTCGGTTAAATATCGTAGTATTGAACCAAGAGAAGGTGCGGAACCATATAACGCAAAAAGATATAATGACAAATTTTATCACAGAGTAAGAAATGCGGTAAATGATCTGAAAAAGAAAAACGAAAAATTGGTATTACTAAATGCTTTTGAACTAGTAGAGATTACTCATAGATGGTCTAGTTGGAATCGGGCGATGGATTTTGCTGAATTTATGGAGCAAATGAGTGCCAAGATGTCTATTGATTCTATTAGGGATTCAAGCAAGATATTCGATTTAAAATGAAATATGATTATGGAAAGAAAAGTAGGAGAAATATTTGAGTACAACGGAGAATGGTATCAGTGTATGCATGTACCGCAAAAGCACAGTTGCAAATTGTGTAATTTAAGAGGGCTTTGTTGTGATAATAATGGGGTAAAAATAGTTACTTGTGTTTGGAGGCATAGAGAAGATAATACATCTGTAATCTTCAAGAAACTTAAAAAGGTCGGAGAGCCTGAAATTATAAATGGAAAGAAAGTACAGTCAATTGTAACTGGATACGTAGGCTGTGCCTTCTGTATCTTCAAAAAAGGAGGAGCATGTTTAAGTGGTGGTACATGCAAAAATAGAGGCACAGGAACAATCTATGTAGAAATTAAACAAAACAAAGAAAATATGGAAGAAAGAGAATATTCAGAAGAGGATATGAAGAATAATCCTCGTTTTAAACACCATAAAAATATTGAACAAGTTATCAATATGCAAAAGATGAAACCCTTTGACCTTGAAGCAGCCAAAGCCGGTAAACCTGTATGTACTCGTGATGGTAGAAAGGCAAGGATTATTTGCTTTGATACTATTAACAAAGGTAATTATCCAATTATAGCATTATTGGAAGATAAAGGATGTGAAGCTATATTCTATTACAACAAAGATGGAAAATGTAATGTTGGAACTGAAAGAGACCTCATGATGCTTCCCGAAAAGAAAGAGGGATGGATAATTATTCATAAAGAAGCCATATATGATAAAGAAACTGCCGAGAAAATTGCAAGAGAAACCACAGCTAATGTTATTAGAATACAAAAGATAGAATGGGAGGAATAGTTATGGCATGGGTGGCAGTACATAAGAATGGGGATGAAGTTATTTTTGACTTTGAACCATACAGATGGAATGATTCCTTTTGAGTGGAAGATATTGCTGATGACATATACCTTCCAAAAGGAACTATCAAGAAACTCATAGGCAGAGATTTGACTTGGAGCGATGAACCCGTTGAATTAAAGGAGGAATAAACTATGTGGATAGCAAGGAATAAATACGGAGAATTGAAGTTGTATTTAAGAAAACCGATAAAAAGAGTAAATGAAGGCATTTGGTTTGCTTATGATACAGAAATTCTTGCAATACTTCCTGATAATTACTTTCTAGAAGTAAAGTGGGAGGATGAAGAACCAAAAGAGTTAGTATCAAGCTCTCCAGAAGAGAAAGAAGAAAGCTGTGAAGATAATAGAGGACTTCTACATTGTAATAATTGTGGAGGAACAAATATTCTAAAGCATGCATGGGTAGATGCTAATACTTTAGAATTTGCACAAGAAGATTGGGCAAATAATGAATATTGGTGTGAGGATTGTAATGAAGTAGTAGATATTGCAGAAGAGGAGGAAACAAATGAAAGTAATAAAGATATATGCTGATTGGTGTGGACCATGTAAAGAGTTAGAAAAGTTATTGAAAGAGTGTAATATTGAACATGAAAGTGTTAATATAGACTCTATGGATGGAGAAGGACTTTCTCTTAAATATAACATTAAGTCACTCCCTACACTGCTAGTTACAGACGACGAAGGTAATCTTTTAAGGAAATTATCTGGAATGGTACCAAAAGAGAAATTAGTAAAATTTATTTATCAATAATTGTTGTATATGGAATTAATTAAACCTTCATGGGAAATCTTAGAACAGGAATCCGGGATAGATGGAATATACAAAGCCATAGAAAGAGCTGGAAGGACCTGTTATAAGTCTGAAGATAAGATTACAGAGAACTCAGCTAAACCATTTGTTGATAGAATGGTTAAGTCTGGTCATGGTGCTATGTTGGAGCATGGTACTGTATATCTTAAAGTAGTAGGAGATGAGAGGATGTCAGAGAAATATCAAAATAATCCTTACTCTAGGGTGATTCTTAGGTATCCTAAAGGAGATATTCCTAATATACATTGTATTCCTACTCATTATATAACTACTAACTTTAGAGTATTGATAGAGAAGGGTTGGCTTAATGACTTGAAGTTTGTCTGTGAACCTACTGGACATCATGAAAAGAGAATTACTGTTAGATTTATTTGTGATAGAGGAGTGTCCCATGAATTTGTAAGACATAGAGTATTCTCCTTTGCTCAAGAGAGTACCCGTTATTGCAACTATTCTAAAGATAAGTTTGGTAATGAGCTTACCTTTATTGAACCGTGCTGGTTGGAGGATTATAACTATGAAAGTAATACCTATTATAATGGATTCTTAGTAGCACTAAGAGCTGCCGAGGCTAACTATCTTAACTTACTAAAACAGTGGGAAGATAAGATACCTGACAAGAGATATAAGACTGGGTTCAGGAATAATCCTTGGACTCCTCAACAAGCAAGAGCAGTGTTGCCTAATGCCTTAAAGACAGAATTAGTAATGACTGGCTTTATTAACGATTGGAAACATTTCTTTGAATTAAGGTGTGCTCCTAATGCCCATCCTAGTGCTAGAGAATTAGCTATTCCATTAAGTGAAGAATTTGTTAAGAAAGGACTGGTATGATGAATATAGATAAATTAAGAGAAGCCTGGCTGCAGGATAATCCTAAAATATTCTGCTTTTCAAATATTTTTAATTTTGTTCAATTCTGTTGGGCTCACAAGTTTACTCCCTATAACTCTGCTGTCGCATATGATGCTGAAAATGATGAAATGTATTTAGTAGAAAAAGAATATGAGAACGAATTTAGTTAAGAAAAAAGACACAAAATTACCTCTAAATGATAGTATGCTTGACATGGTGATTGCATTTGATACTACTGGCTCTATGAATGCTTACATTGAGGCAGTTAAGTTGCAGGTAAAGAAACTGATTCCTAAACTCTTCAAGCAGAATCCTGATTTGAGGATAGGAATAGTGGCTTTTGGTGACTATTGTGATATGCCAAGCAAAGATAGATTTGGTAAGGCATACCAAGTATGTGAGCTTACTGATAATGAGAATAGACTTATAGAGTTCATTACTAAGGCACAGAGTACAAGTGGAGGTGATAGTGATGAGTTCTATGAACTTGTCATTAAGAAGATAGTAGAAGAGACTAATTGGAGAGAAGGTTCTACCAAAGCAGTTCTCCTTATTGCGGATGCAGAACCACATAGGGTAGGATATAGCTACAATGATAGAGTAGTTAATAATCAAATTGATTGGAGAGAGGAAGCTAAGAAAGCTGCTGAGAAAGGAATCAAGTTTGATACATTGACTATAAATAAAACTGGGTGGTATAAAGAACTCTCAAGTACTACTAATGGTGTAAGTGCTCCATTCAGTACAAGCTCAAAGACTTCACAACTTGTTGAAGCTGCTGCATTGGCAAGAGGAGGAGAAAAGACAAGAGGTCTTTATGAGACTACTATGGATAGCTTTGAAGCAAGTGGTGATACTGAAATGACTGCTGTATATGCAGCTTATTCAAAAGAAGTAATATTTTAAAATAATAAAAGCATGAAAGTAAATCTTACAGAAATTGAAGTGGGGGATATCTTCTCAGAAGAGTCTCATTACATTGTAAAAGAAATAAAGAAGGATAGTGTTGTATTTGAACATCTTGAGAGTGGTAAGACTGTAAGTCTGAGCAATAAGTATATTCATAATATGCTCAATACTTCTGACCAGTATGAAAAAGAAGTAAAGGTTACTAAGGAAGATAAGAAAGATGGTACTCCGGGCATAAGAACTATCTTTGAAGGTATTAAGTCCTCTGAGGTATTCACTGTGGTCTTCAAGAAACAAGACAAGGCTAAGACTAAGAAACAGTTTGAGTCTGAGAGAGAATCTCAAAGAGCTGAGGCTATTGCATTAATAGATAAAGCTAAAAGACAAAAGAAGTCTATGGCTACAGCCTATAAGGAAGCTTTAGAATTCATTCAAAACAATCCTGTAAAGGACTATATTGAAGGAGAGGATAGAGTACTAAGAGGTTACAAGATGCAGTTTGTTTCTAGAGATGGTAAATATAAATGTATGGATATGGACATCAAAAGAACAGGAAAAGAGACTGGAGAAAGATATGTAAATATAAATACGATTTCACATCTTATTTATAATGGAGTAAAATATGTAGTAGAGTAATCTATTTACATCTCTTCCTGACAATATTAGAAAATTTTCAAATGGGAGTAACGGAGAGATCTTGTTACTCCCTTAGTAATTTTTTTTTTCTTCTTAAGGTCAAGGAAGAATTCAAAAGGCTACTTTATTCTGATAAAGTAAATTAATATAAACATCTTAAAGGGGTTAGATGTAAATATATAAATTAACCTCTTATTTCTTCATACTGTAATTAGTAATCAAATTAATTGATGGTAACTTTCACACTTAATATCTTGGTTTATTAAGGATAAATACTTACCTTTGCTATTGTTTTATTTAACAAGTATATTATATGAATAATTGTTTAGTAACAACTGAAGAGATTAGGTACCTAACTAAGGAGTTACAAGATGAAACAGAGGAATCTGTAAAGGGTCTTGTAGCTTTGTGGCAAAAAGAGAATAATAAATCTATTGAAGAGTATCCTACTGTAAGAGAACTTAATAATTTTAGATTTAAACTAAGAAGTGCAAATACAGTAGAGATGCTCGATGAAGCATTATCTCCTTCATTTGATGCTCCTAAGGTCTCTCCTATTGAAGAACAAGCTAAGGTTGATTTAGACTTTGATCCAAGAACAAGAAGAGATAGAGTAAGTCTTATTGCAAGGTTCTTTAGTAATGAGGTAGATAAAGCACTACAGGAAATGAATGATTCTCTTAATAAGAGAATGGATACAGCTTCTGATGAAGAAAGATTACAATTACAGATGGAGTTAAGCTCCCTTAATAGATTTGATGCCATAAAGAAATACACCCCTGCTGGATTATTTGATAGAGTATTGGATATATTTCAATCCTATATCAACGATACAGAAGAGAATAGAGTACAAATTGAACTTGGGGCAATAAATGCAAGAGAGCAGACATTAATTGATGAGGGTGTTATAGATGAATCTGAAAGATTCTCTGATGAACAAAAATTGGATGCTGCAAGAAGAAAAGCTGTATATAAGGAACAAGCTTATAGAAAAGTTGTTGATAACTTTAAACCTTTGGCAGAAGAAGCTAGCACATTACTCATAACGACAGAAGGAGTTAGAATTGACTTGAACTATATTGCTCCTAAAGATGCTAACTTAAATGATGATACTCCTGAAGGATACAGTGAGCTTGATGAGCAAGCTGATGATTATAATAAGGAAGAGACTTTTAAAGATGGCTGGATGACTAACTTTAGACAAGTTAGTTCCCATGAATCATTATCTCAAGCAGTTAGAAAAGTTATTAGGGAAATACCAAGGCTTGACTATGAAGGAATGTATGAAGAAGATGATTTGGGTAATCTAAGATATTTAGATGCTGATTATGTTCATGCAACTCTTATTGACAAGCTAAGAGATATGATTACTTCTGAAGATATGATTCCTCTTATACAGGAGCTTGAAAGGAATAAACCTTGGGTGGCTCAGGTAAGAGAATTACTTGAGAAGGATGATACATTGTTTTCTCAGTTCTATCAAGATTTCAGAAAGGATTTCATACCCTATTGGATTCAGAAGAAAAAGACGATGCTTGATGGTACATTCAAGATGCAAACCATTGCTATTAACAAGCCTGAAGGTGTATATTACCTTCTTGATGCTTGGAGAGATAACTATGAGAATGGTATTCAACTTGATAATGATAGTGTATATGAGAAGAATGGGGACATAAATATTGAAAATACTGAAAAAGGTCTTAAGTGGGTCGAAACTCTAAACAATAAATTCTCTAATTTGGATACTGAAGCAAGATTAGAACTTCTTGAGGATGATAGGATCTGGAAAACTATACTAAAGCTGTTGAATATGATTGGTATTGATGCCAATCCCTCTATATTAAGAAATGCACTAACTGATATTAGAACTTCTGATACAGCTAAGTTTACTGACCCTATTATGGTCCTACTACCTCAATTGAATATTATATTCAAAGGAATCAAGAAGGGGGAAATAAAGTCAGAAACAGGAGAAGATGGAATAGAGAAGAGAGGAGACTTAATTAATACATTTGGTTCAGCTTATAGTGCAATTGCAAATATGATGGCTAATGTAACTGAAGATGCTATTGAAAGTAGTGTTAGAGAGAATGATAAGTCTTATTACTCTCATGTCACCCCAAATTATCTTGGAAAGTTAATTAAACAGCTTAAGAATATAAGAGGAGATAGGAAGAGATTTGAAGAATTTATTAATACTGAGTTTAAGCAATATGAGTGGTTCTTTAAAGATGGGAGATGGAGAAGTGACTGGTTAGAGCAACTGGTTAACTCTGAGGAAATGAGAAGAGGCCTAAATCATAAAGTAGTATTGAACTCTGATAAAGTGGACTACACTAACTGGGATGACTTAGATTATACCTTAGCACTTCTTACTGAGTATTGGGGAGACCCAGAGGATAGCAGGACAAGTGTCAAGTGGGCTTGGTATCATGTTCCTATTCTTTCGGATGCTCCTTCTGCTGAGTTCATCAGATTCAGAAAATATGTCAGTGGAGTTGAATATGATGAGAATGGAAACAAACTGACTTATGATAATATTATTCTTGATAAACTGACTGATTTAGTCAATCAAGAATATGACAGAATAATGCTTGTCAGAGCAAGAGATGAGGAACTTCAAAATGGCAATCCAAACATCTCTCCTATAGCAAACTATGATATTGTCAGGAAGAAAGATGGAAGTATAAAGAGTATGGGAGGAGCTGAGTTCAAGTTCTTACCTGCACTTAATTCCATTAGATATGATAATGGAGAGACATTCTTTGACAGATTAAGTAGGTTGAGTAGAGAGGGAAGTGGTGCTGAGTTGAAGGATTTTATCAGAGGTGCTCTTAGAGAAGTCATGGATAATGGTTTTGAAGAAGCATATAGAGATTGGGCAAGAATTGGTCTGCTTGGTGAACTGCCAAATGGGAGATATAAATATCTGCCTTTTGCAGGGCAAACACAGCAGAACTCAAGGACTGCAAAATCTCTTATTAAGGCTAAAGAGATTCTTGGCACTACTCTATGGACTACTGATATGGAGTTGTTATTGAAAGATTATAACAACAATAACCCAGTAGATGACAGAGTAGCTGCAAACCTATTTCAACAGATAAGGGATATGGTTACTCAAAGGGTTACAAGAGGTGATATTACAAAGCAGGAAGCTGATAGTATCAATAGAAACCTTGTGGTAAAGAACAATGCAAAGGCTGCATTGAGAGAGTATTACTGGAATAGTAAATTAGCCACTTCTCAAATCATTGAATTGACTACTACTGATTTGGCATTCTATAAGAATGTAGAGGACTTTCAAAAGAGATATAAGGAGGTTCATGCCCCTGCTCTTAGAATGAATACCAAAGCAACTTATAAGGGTGAAAAAATTGGTAGAGATTGGGAAAGAACTATTTACTTGAAGGATGATGAGATTACCTCTTCTGTACTAAGTGACATTGAGACAGTGATAATGGAAAAGTATAAGAAGGGAGAATTATCAGATTACAATGCTGCATCCATCCTATCTAAGTTTGGGTATTCTAATCATACTGTTAAAAGTAAAGATGGTCAGGAAAAGAAGTATGCTAAAGTAGGTAATACTATGGTAGAAACTTCTTATGTCAATGTTGCAGATGCACAGGCTTATAGAAGTCTAAGCTCTTACAGAACAATACTTGGCATGTCTGGTCAATGGACAGATGAAATGGAGCAGGCATATAACAATTTCAAGAATGGTACTTGGAACATTGCTGACTTCAATATTATCTGGCAGACTAAGAAACCTTATGTATATACTCAGGTTAATAACATGAGTGGTGTACAAGGTCATACAGGTATAAAGACTCCTGTACAGCATAAGAACTCTGAGTTCCTATTACTTGCTATGCACGAATTAATTGCTGGACCTCTTGGCAAGTCAAGTAAGCTGAGAGCCATCAATGAGTTCATGGAAGAGGATAACATTGATGTAGTTCAATTTGAGTCTACTACTAAAGTTGGTAAGCAGGGAATTATTGACCTTAACCAAGTCAGTGATTTCAAGCAAGTGAAGGAGGTCTTGAAGAATGCTACTACACAAGATGGTGTGGAGAATCCTAATGTAGTTCATAAAGTAAGCTATGAGGATTATGGTATTCAGACTGCAACTCCTGAACATGCTATTGATGCTGTACAGCTTGTAGGTACTCAGATTAGAAAGTTGATTACTGCTGATATTGCACCAGATGCCATTATTGAGGTTGATGGTAAAAAGATGACCAAGCAAGAATGGCTGGATTTATATAATGCTGTTAACACTGAAAACATCCTTCAGGCATTCAGGGATGTAGATGATATATTCAAAGACCCTAAGAAGGTAGAGGAGATACTACTTGAAGAGATTAGAGGTAATCAGAGATATGGAATTGACATGATGAGAGCATGTACTCTTAATGAGAATGGTCAGTTCAATATTCCATTATTTGACCCTGTACAATCTCAGAGAGTACAGACCCTTTTGAATAGTATCATCAAGAGCAGAATTACCAAGCAGAAGATTAGAGGTGGAGCATTAATTCAGGTATCTGATTATGGCTTGACTGATGAGCTTCATGTGGTATTTGAAGGAGAAGGCGAGAACAAGAGAATCAAGTATCTTGAATGTTATATGCCAGCTTATTCAAGAGAGTTCTATGAGCCTCTTATGAAAGAAGGAACTCATGAACTTGATATTACCAAACTTCCTGAAGATCTTAGGAAGTTGATTGGTTATAGAGTTTAATCGAAAGATTGGGACTCACTTTAGTAGTAATACTAATGGATAATAAATTGGGTGAATTGCTGGAACATCCTGTTAGATTATTGATACAAAATTTGCATGATTCAAGTATTTATAGTATCTTTGCACATATAAATCTACACAAGGACATTATATGGAAGAAGAACTATTTAATATTAAAAGTAGATTTGGAGAATATCCAAGTTATAGAGTAACTAAGAGTGGAAAGGTATTTAGTTATAGACAAGGAAATATATTAAAGCCTCTGTCCGTTGTACTTGATAGTAGTGGGTATCCTATAGTAAGATTATATGATGATACAAATAAGGTGAGAACTATTGCAGTACATAGAATAATAGCAGATACTTTCATTTCAAACCCAAACAATTTGGAATGCATAAATCATAAGGATGAGGATAAAACTAATAACTCAGTAGATAATCTTGAGTGGTGTACAAAGTCTTACAATAATTGTTATAATGGCAAAGCAATTAGGATAGGCTTGAAACTCAGAGAATCTAATCCTAATAAGAGACAGATTAATCAAATAGATGATAATGGTAATGTAGTAAATACATATCAATCTATTAGAGAAGCTGCTAGACGGTTAGGAAATATTAGGAAAGATGCTAATATAATAAGTGGTATCAAAACTCATCAGAAAAGATATGGTTACTATTGGGAATATGCAAATGTGTGATAATTCAATAAGTAGGGACAATCAGCAGCCAAGTTATAACTTAAATGGTTATAAAAGGTTCAGAGACTAGGTATTGAAACTATGAAAATAGAATATAATATACCCACGAGTGCCCAACATCCTTATAGGATGAAGATATAGTCCGTGCTTTATGGAAACATAAAGAATTACAGAATAAACATCTGTAAGATAACAAAACAACCAACTGAAGATAAGTATTCAATGGCTCCTTTGTATATCAAAGGATTCTTACCTCAACAGAATGGTTCTGCAATTATGCTTCCTGCTGAGATTACTACTCTATCAGGTTCAGACTTTGATGTGGATAAAATGTACATCATGTTGCCTGAATTTAAGGTAGAGAAGTTTGATTTCAGAAGAGCAAAGCAGGATTTCAAAGGTGAGCAAAGAATACTTGATGAATTGGCTTCTTTATTCAGAGAAGGCAGTCTGATGGATGACTTTGCAAATGCACCTGTAGAGTTTAAGGAATGGTTCAAAGAGAACAAGGAGAAGTACAGACTTGCTACACCTAAGATTAGGAAAGTAAAGTATGACTTTAATAAAGCCCCACAAGAGAATAGTCTTGAAGCAAGAAATAACTTGATGATAGATATGATGTGGGGAGTTCTGACAAATGCAGATACAGCTTCTAAGATTCTTAACCCCGGTGGTTTTGATTATCAGAAGAAAGCTGCAAGAATTGTCAGTATCCTTAGTTCAAGTTATGAATCAGATTTGAGGAGGGATTTGAATATTCCTAATGGTTCAGTTATCACTAAGTTACTTTCAATGGATTTGGAAGAACTTGACAAACTTGCTGAAAGAACCAAGAGAAAACTTGACCCCATCTCTCCAAGAACTCAGGTACAACTTCACCAACAGAATATGACTGGTGCAAAGCTGATTGGTATATATGCAAACCATAATGCAAACCATGCTTTGATGCAGCATACTGAATTAGGTCTTGATGTGGAAAATGGCTCATTTGTATTGAATGGAAAGAGACTAACATCTCTACATGATATTATGAATAGAGACAAAGAGTTCATATCAAAGAATAATGCAGGTTTCTTGGCTGCATCTGTGGATAATGTGAAAGACCCTGTGCTGGCTGGTATTAACCAGAACACATTTACTGCTGATGCCTCTATGCTTCTTTCAAGACTTGGTTACAATCCTGTTGAAATAGGTCTGCTTATGGCACAACCTATTATCATGGATATTACTCAGGCTTATTTCAGAGAGAGTAGAGAAGGTAAAGGTAAGGACACTGTGATTGATGAAATCCTTGTAGAATATAAGAAGAAGGCTGCAATGATGGAAGAAGTTACTTATGATAACTATAAGAATAATGACTTCCTAATTGAAGACCTTGCCAACAACATCCTTATTGCAAAGGAAATGGCAGGCATCACAAGTGCCCATCAGACTTCTGATTACAGTAAGGTTGAGTTCTACAAGAAACAAGTTGCTGTAGGATTCCTATTTAAGAGAATAATGAGAACTGCTGATAGCCTTGGTCAGCTTGTGCAGGCTACAAGGTCTGATACTCAAGGTGGTGCAGCAGGTCCAACTATTGCTGATACAAAGCTCAAAATCCAAAAGGTTCAAGACTTCTTGAAAGATATGGAGGAGAATGACAAGTTTCCACTTGTAGGGGCAGATGTAATCAGTGACAGTATTTCTCTTAATGATGACATTGACAACATAAGAGAGCAATTGCTTGCAAGTAAATTGCCTTTCTTACAGGCATTCTACACACTTGGATTGAAGCAATCAGAGAGAATGTTAAGCAAGTATTTCCCTCAATTCACTGAGTCATTTGATGAGGTAGTTGATGTTCTTAGAAACATGACAAAGACAGGTAGATTAAATGTGAAGACTATGAATAGTATTTACAATGATTTGCTTGCTTATATAATGTCTAAGACAGATTTCTTTGGTGCAGAACCTGATTGGAGTTCAGTAGATGAGAATGGTAATCCTACAAAGATGATTACATCTGCTGACAAGAGAAGGGACTTCATCAATAATTTCCCAACTTACTTCAAGAAAGTGGTTGCAGAGAATGAGGATATAGCTGACCTTGAGTTTATTAAGAGACTTAGAGTGATAAGGGCAAATGATACAAATCCTGTGGACACTGTGGTGTTTAAGAATGTTGGTCAATTGAGTCCCACTCTAAGAGAAAGATATATGAGAGACTGGGCTTCTCTATTATATATGAGTAACCCAGAAGCTCAAAAGCTTGCTCTTAACTTATTCAGATACAGCTTCTACAGAAATGGCTTTGCATTTGGTCCTTCCACATTTATTCACTTGGCTCCTGTAGCTGTAAGAAATGCAGTTCCAGAGTACATTGAAACACTGAGAAGTCTCCTTACATCTGAGGATGATTATAGTAACTTTGTTGAACAGTATATCTATAATCACCTTGATAATAGAAAGCTTGTTCCTGAAGTTCCCGATGATACCTCAACTTCATTTATAGGTGAAGACAATGAGATTAAGGATGAAGTTACATTTGTAATAGATGAAAATGCAAACTTTGGAGATAAAAAGATTATCAGGAAGAGAATTGATACTCCTGATGGTCCTGTATATGATTTCTTTGATTTCATTGCGAGAAGAAACAAAGGTGGATATATTTATTACAGATTAACTACAGACAGAGTTGATGAGTCTAATGTCGCAGTTTATAGAAGAATTGAACCATTAGGATTCAGAAACAGTTTCATTGAATATGAGTATAGAAAGGAAGCAAGTGAAGTAACTTCTGCTATCGAGAAAAACAAAAAAGATTATAATTCTAACGCTACTATTGATGAGACATTTGCTTCTTATGATACTCCTCAAATGACAGAAGAAGACTTGGCCAACTATGATATATATAGAGAATCGTTCAGTGAAGACACTTTGAATCAAGCTTATGAGAGTGTTTATGGTACTCCTCTTGAAATACCACAAGGTCCTGAGAATGATGTAACATCTATTCAGCCTAATGTGGAATACAAGGATGAGAATGGTGACAGTATTTGTGGTGCAACAAATTTATTAAGTTAATAAGATATGTCAAGAAATTGTGCAATTATTCCTCAAGTAAGAAACAATAAAGATCAGATAGTAGACAGTAGGTTATTCAAAGACCTACTGGCCTACACTGGCAATAACAGAGCAGAAACTACCAGACTTTATTTAATTACTAAGAGTAGTGAATTTATTAAGGATTGGAATCCAAGACTAACTTTAGATGAAAACAATGAGCCCACACTGAGAAGTCTTTTACAAAAGACCAATTTTAGTGATATTATTCCTGAGTCAAAAGTACTTGAAAGACTCAATAGAGAAATAGGGTACTATAAGAGGGGAATGGATAGACCTGCTCTTTGGGTAAATAATGATGAGAACTACCAGAAGTTACTACAGAAGGTAATTTCATTCAATCAAACTTCAGATTTCAGGGATGATTATGTAGCTAAGATTATTAAGATTCAGGACACTGAATCCCCAAGAATCTTTATAGGAGTAAAGGTTGAGAAAAGAAATAGACTTAACTCAATTGATGCTGACAAAATGGTATATAATGCCAATCTTAATAGTAGATTAAGAGACATTTTGGCAGCTAATGGCATTGCAGTAGGTGCTCTTACAGACCTTGAGAAGAGGATGGGAATCAATGGTGTAACTGACTTTGATGTGGCAAGAACTGCTGCTAATGGAATGATTGAGATGATTAGATTGGCTAATGGTATTGAGGGAGAAAAAGCTCTTCCTGAAGAGTTTGCTCACTTTGCTATTGAAGCAATGGGAGAGTCCCCCCTTATCAATAGATTGATTAATAATCTCAGTTCAAGTGGTCTTATAGGTGAAATACTTGGTGATGAGTATGAGACCTACAATACTCTCTACAAAGGTGATACTGCAAAGTTAGCTAAAGAAGCAGCAGGTAAATTACTTGCAAAGCACTTATTGAAGTCAGAGCCTATAGGACAGAAACCCTACAAGAATTTATTAGAGAGAGTAATCTCAGCTATTAAATCCTTCTTCAAGACCATAAATGTCAACCAGATACAAAAAGCTATATATGAAGCAGATAAAGATTTTGGTAGATTAGCAAGGGATATCCTTAATGGTAGAATGGATGAGGAGATAAGTATAGATAATATCAAGTCATCTGATCTATTCTATCAAACCAATGAAAGAATTCAAAGAGATAGAAAAGTACTACAGAATATTATTAATAATGAGCTTAAAAGACTTAAGATTTATGAAAAGAGAAATCCTAATAGTCAATTTAGTACCAATCAAAGGCTCCTTATTGATAGACTAGAAATGGAGCTATATGATAACAATGAAATTGAAGGAATTTACTCTTTTCTTGATAATGCTCTTGAAGAGTTACAAAAAGTAAGTTACAGACTTGAATTACTAAGGGATACTCCGGCAACTAATGTAAATGAGAGAGCTTCTGTATTAAGGGATGTGAGGAATTATATGTACTCTTATAAGAATATTATAGAGGACATAAGGAAGGCACTAGTGGATGAAGAGAGATATGATGACAATAGGTATGGTCAAAGAGTGAGAGTATTATTAAATGATACTTCTAACTTGCTTGGAGACTTATTTGTTAAATATAATAGTGTGTCTATGCCATTATTTGTAGACTTTATCAAACCTTTTGTAGGAGAAAATATTATGATACCTTTTGGCAAATTTAAGGGTAAAGTAATTAAGGCCGAGGATTTGGTGAAGATGGCTGATAAGGATATATCTTTCTTTGATAGATGGCTGGATAGTATGGCAGATTCTTCGGATTATATGTTAAAGGTAATGGATCAAGCTGTCAAGAAGAGTAAAGAACAGGCAAGATCAAGAACCATTGATGTGATGAAACAATTACAGGCTGCCACTATTAAACTTGAAAAGGCTGGTATTAAGAATACTGACTGGATGTTTGAGAGGGATAGTAAGGGTAATTTAAGTGGTAATTACATCTCTGAAATCAATCAAGCCCTGTTCAAGGAGAAAGTAAGGGAAATGTTCAAATCTCTTAATGAGAAGTATGGAAAGAACCCTGTTGGTGAAAATGCTGAGAAGTATAAGAAAGAAAGACAAGCTTGGTTTGATGCCAATATGGAAATAGTCAATGGTAAGAAAGTACCTAAGATGTCAATCTATGGTAATAAACAATACCAAAGACTGAATGCAGCTCAGAAAGAGTATTATGATACAGTGATGAACATTAAGTCCCAGTTGGATTCTTATTTGCCTGAGAAGTACACTACACTTACTAATGCTGTCAAGATAAGAAAGGACTTACTTGAGAGAGTTAAGTCATCTGATGGTGTGAGGTCAGGGACAAAGCAGATATGGAAAAGTATCAAGGATGAGTTTATTAGAAGAACTGATGATGTGGACTTTGGAGACAGAGCTACAGTGAAGGACTTTGAAGGCAATGAGGTACAGACTCTTCCTATATACTTTACTAAACTGAAAGAGGGAGAAAGTGCAAATGACTTGTCTACTGACATTGTAAGTACTCTCACAGCCTATGCTGCAATGGCTAATGACTTTGATGAAATGAACAAGGTTATTGATGTGCTTGAATTAGGTAGAGACTTGTTAAGAGAAAGGCAAGTAATTCAAACTCAAGGGGGTAAGCCACTTGTAGAAAAGTTCAAGGCAGTAGGTAGAAAGGTTGAGAGTAAATTAACCAAAGAAGGAGAAGCTACAAGATTTGTCCAAAGACTGAATGACTTCTTTGAAATGCAAGTATATGGAAGATACATGGCAGATGAAGGTACATTTGGCAAGACAAATATTGATAAGGGTAAAGTTGCTAACTTTGTAAATAGAGTTACTTCTATGAACAACTTAGCACTCAATGTTCTTTCAGGTATTTCCAATATAGCTACTGGTAAAGTGATGATGAGAATTGAGTCATTTGCTGGTGAGTTCTTCAATGAGAAGAATACAATTACTGCTGATAGGATATATAGTCAATCTCTTCCTGCATATCTTGCTGAGATAGGCAATAGAGTAAAGACAAGCAAACTTGCCCTATGGGATGAGTTGTTCAATGTAATGCAGGAATATGAGCAGGATGTCAGAGAAGTGAACTTTGATAGGAAGACTTGGTTCAGCAGAATGTTTGGCACATCTACATTATTCTTTATGAATAATGCAGGTGAACATTGGATGCAGAATAGAACTTCTTTAGCATTAGCAGATGCTTATAAGATGAAAGCTCCTAATGGTAAGATTGTTAGTCTATGGGATGCCATGGAGGTAGTACCTATTGATAAAAATAATAAGAAACTAGGGGCTAAACTTCAATTAAAGCAGGGTTATAAAAAAGCTGATGGTTCTGATTTCACGCAAGATGATATTATTAAATTTAGTCGAAGAAGTGCTGCGATTAATCAGAGAATGCATGGTATTTATAATAAAGCTGATAGATCTGCAGTGCAGAGATTGGCTATTGGTAGAATGGGTATGATGTTCAGGAAGTGGATAAAACCATCTTTGAATAGAAGATTCAAATCAGCTTCATATAACTATGACTTAGATGCTTGGACTGAAGGTTATTATAGAACGAGTGGTAGATTTCTATTGCAGCTTGCAAGAGATTTAAGAGAGACTCAATTTAATATTGCCGCTAGGTGGAATGAACTTACTTCTACTGAAAAAGCTAATATAAAAAGAGCCTTAACTGAAACAGGGCATTTCTTAGCAGTAATGGCTATTATAGGTCTCATTGAGTGGTCTGATGATAAGGATAGGCCATGGCTAGTCAGAATGACTGAATACCAGATGAGAAGATTATATACTGAATTAGGTGCTATGATACCTGGAAAATCTATGATTTCAGAAGGCTTAAAGATCATTAAATCTCCTGCTGCTGGTGTAAATACAATAGAAAATGTACTGGATTTAACTAAATTACTCAATCCTTGGAACTATACAGATGAGATACAATCAGGCAGATATGAAGGACATAGCACAGCATATAAGTCATTCTTTGAATCTCCTGTAATTCCAATGAATAGAACTATATACAGGGGATTACATCCGGAGACTGGAATACCATTCTTTAAACAATAAAAAATATGATAATTATTCTAATACTTACTGCTGCTTTAGTCATTGGCTTAGCTATGACTATTGGACTAATTACAATAGAAGTAACTACTAATGAAGCCTATTGTAAATAAAAAAGGAGGAACTATATTCCTCCTTTTTTTTATTTTCTCCTCAATAAAAAATTTCACCATAATGTTCAGATAGTTAAACATGCAATAGCTTGATCCCTTTCAGCTATAGAGATAGAATCAAATTGCTCTTTAGTCCACCCTTTATTAAGTAGCTGCATTTGAATATCTGAATCCAAAGAATCAAATAATAATTCAATTCCTGTAGATTTTCTAAGTCTGTTCAATTCTCTTTCCTTATATCTATTAAACATTGGGACAGTTAATAGTTGAATCTTATGACCTACAGCATTATTGGCTCCTTCTCTAGTAATTCTATATAAAAATGCTTCTCTTATATTACTATTACGAAAGGCTCTCATTGCTGCATCTACGGTATAATAGGTTTTATAATTGAGTTTTCTCACCTCTTCATTAGCCTTCTTGAATTCATCATTCAATGTTTTTTCCAGCTCTTCTGGAGATACTATTCTATTCCTAGATTGATTAATTAAGGAAATATCAAGTTTATCTCCAGCATATTTGCCCTCATTTATCATCTGATAATAAGCAATAAGATGTGGCTGTATCCTATTCCAATTTGTTACCTTTACATATAGGTCCCTAAAGAAATTTTTTATCCTATTAAAAAGTCCTTCAGCTTGCCTAGTTTGCATATATTCTCTAAAGCCTTCCGCCATATCCTCCTCAAGATCCAACTCAGATTTATCTCCATACATCTCTCTAGCCTCAGCTAATAATCCTTGTCTTTCTGTTTGGTCCAGAAGGAGGTTGAAAACAACATGGAATGCTTCATGATAGACAGTTCCTTCTGCAGCTATATCAGATAGAGTAACTATACCATTGTTAAATTGTCCCCAAGCTAATGTCCCTTGACTACCAACTCTAATAAGGCCTTTTACTACTCTTATTCTGTCATCTTCTGATAATTGAGGAAGTATCTTTCTTACCCATGCAAGTTCCCTCTCTTGGTTCCAAATACCTCTTACTCCGTCATCTACTTCTCTTAATTTATGTCTGGTTCTTGAAGCCTTTCTATTATTTACAGTTTGTTCAGCTTGAGCTGTTTTAGCTGCTCCAGACTCAGTAGAGGTAGATAATATATTAGCAGGAGTCTCAGGTTTAGGTACTTCAACTGCAGGAGCAGATGAAGGATCGAATATAAGAGTTTTCTCATTTGATATATCTAGCACTCTCTGAGGATTACCATTAAGTATCTTCCTGATAGTATCCTTAGCTTGCTGTTCAGTAAGAGTCATTGGGTCATTCTTAATAAGAGTAATTGAATTACCATTAGGAAATATCGCCATATATGAATTACTTGCAACATGAGCTTCTTCACCCTGTCTACCAAATCCCTTAGTTATATTAGGTATCTTAGCCATATACACATCAACACCATTCACTTTACCAATAGGAGTTAAGTAGCTCTTATGCAACTTACTATCTCTTACGAAATAGCCTACTTTGCTATCCTCAAGACTATATTCAGGAAGTACATTATTAATAGGATCTTGTGTTTCAAGAGCACTATTAAAGACTGGTACTGTTGAATTAGTAGAAGTAGACTCACTTGCTTTTACAGCACCTACTAATGGCACATTAACACTAGGATTATAAGTAATTATTATACCCTTCTCCTTTGTTACTCCCTCAACAATATCCTTATTATAGCTAATAACAAATGGTAAAATAGCAAGTGTTGTAACAGGAGCATGATACTGAGACTCAAATAGATTTTTGTATGCAGATAATTGTAGAGTATAATAGTCTCTAGTACTTATTCTTTGAGTGGCTGATGGATTAGTAAAGTAATTTACTTTGTTACCATATCTATCTATAAAGTCATAAAAACTATACCTACTTGTTTTTACATCATATATTCTAAAATTTCCATCTGCATCAACTGAAAGAATATCAACTTCTCCTGCAACTCTTGTTCCATCAGCATACTTTTGAAATAGTACAATATTATTAGTTAAAAATCTCTCACCTCTTGATTCAATATTAGATCTAATTTCTGTAAGTGAAGAAATTAAGTCTGCAAAGGCTTTCTCATTCATATTATCAGGTCTTATAGGGGTATCATTCGATGTAAAGAAGTTCCTGATTACACTATCTACGGCAGTGCCAGCATTTAGAGCTCTCTGTGACTTAGTTTCAGACATACTATCCCTTATAATGTTTACAATAGTATCTCTATTTCTTACATCAATCTTCCCACTAAAAGCACTTAAATCAACTTTCCAGTGATTACCTAAATACTTCAAATAGTTATTATACTGAGTAGCATTATCTGATAATTGAGATAATTTTACTCTTATATCTTTGAGAGAATCAGACTGTTTCTTTGACTCAACCCAATTACTTCCTAATCTATTATGTACTCTTTCATACGCATGATACTGGCCATCTTCCTCAAGTATATAGTAGAATTCACTATCAGTTCTTGCCTTATCTACTTTCTTTTGGTTCTCAGCTATTTGTGCTATGACTTTCTTACTATCTCCTACAGTTCTTTCTCTTCCAGCAATCTTATCTTTAACCTTCTGAGCATTTTCACCTGTTAAATATTTTTGAGTTCCTCTATCTAATACCTGACCACTTGGTAATAGAATTCTGTTATTCCATATCAAAGAGCCATTGGTAGCATCACCAAAGTTAGCATTTGCCCAAGCTAAGTCACTGATTAATTGAGCATTTTCAGGATATATTCTCTGATTATTACTATCGTATATAATACCAGTAGTTAAGTCTACTCCATAAGTAACACCATCAATAACCACCTTAGTACCTGTGATAACACCTTCAGTTCCACCTACAGGGGTTTCTATCTTCCTTGTAGTATCTGGAGATATGGATGCAAGACTTATAGCTTGATGTAGGTTACCCTCTATATCAAAGTAATCAGTAGTAAACCAACTACTTATTACCCTTGCATCTGAGATATTTGATGTAAGTACATTAGAATTGATAAGCATATTATTGTACCCACCTTTATTCAACATACCTAGATTCACTTGAAGGAGTAAATTGAAGTCAAGAAGAATTTCCCTTATTTCCTTCGAGATATCATCAATATTTTTTAAAGCAGGTCCTGTCTGTATCTCCTTATCTCCTATAATAGAATATAGAGTATTTTGGTCCCATTTTTCAGTCAAGAATACTGTTTTTACAGTCTCCTTCCTTATCCTTTTACCATCTTTCTCTTCATATATCTCATTACCTTGAGCATCTCTTTGTACTTTAGTAAATCTAATACCATTACCTGCATCTGATGTAAACCAATCAATATGCAAATCTCCAGTGTAAAGGTTAGTTGAAAGAGACTTTACTGCATTATTTAAGTCATCTTCACTCAATGAATTAGCAAGTGCTTCAATAGACTCCTGTATATTTTTATACATCTGTGCGCTTTGTATTTCAATATCATCAGGATTGAATTCAGTTTTATTGAAGTGCTTCACTCTTAAAGCAGCAGGTGAATATTTACCAGCAGCATTAGGAATAAGTAGATACATTCTACCCTCTTTTTGAGCCATCTCTACTGGTTTGATAATAAGACTATCATCTATTTTACCATTAGTAGAAAGAGTACCATTCTTGATTATACCAAAGATAGGTTCTCTACCTTCCCCTAATACATTAGGTATATTAGCCAAGCTTCTTTCCTCAGTACTATAAGGTATTCTACCTACCATTATTTGTGATACTCTTGTGGTAGGAGTAGCAATGAATTTCTTAGTTTTATCACCTCTTTGTGCAAATTCAGCTTTTATCTTCTCTTCAAGACCAGCAAGACCTTCATATCTACTTACTGAATAGTCAGATTCGTCAAGACTACCTACAATCTGATTGTTTCTTCTATCTACAATGAAAATTGTATGGTCATTGAATTCAGGGTCAATCATAAATCCAAGCTCATCACCTACCTTTAGATTACCCTCATTCACATAAGTAAATGCACCATTATCTTTTAGATAGTTATATAACTCATCAAAATTTACCCCATGCTCCCTTTCAGCAGCTACTATATTGAATGGTCTAAAATCTCCCTCCTTGCTTGCTTGAATATGCAGTTCAGGTATTGAAGGTCTATAATAAGGCCTTTTACCCTTTTGTTTACTATCAAGTGATTGTGGAGTCTCTATTCTGTCATTAGTTTCCTTATTCTCATCTCTTACTTGAGTTGAAGTTATATTACCTGCAGGAGGCTCATAAGTAGTAACAGGAAACCCTCCAGTATCAACTGAAGGAATAGTAGAGGTTTCACTATCTCCTGTAGTGTCTTTTGTAGGAGCTGAAGGATTTGGTTTACCTTTTTCCCTTAATGTTCTATAATCTTGTGAGAATCTATTTTTAAATCTATTTTCATTATTGACTTGATTCATTGCTCTGAGAAGAGCATATTGAGCCTCTTGAAATTTAATAGTATTCTCCTCAGGAGTTAAATTGTCATCATATAAAGCATACGAGTTATCAATATATATAGAGTTAGGATTTGCTATCTCTTCTAAATTAGAAGAGTTCTCAAATTGGTCTTGAAGAAGTTTAAGAGCATCCATTTTAATATCTGGACTTTCATTGAGAGAATTAATTACTCTTTGTACTTCTGTATTATATGAGTTTGTTTCTTCATAATTCTTAGATATCTCATTACCTTCATCCTCAAGAGATTTAAGTGTTTCTTCTTTTATAGCAATATCTTCTTCCTCATTAAGAGCCTGCCTAAACTCAGATAAATTAGTAGCTGAAAGTAACTTACTCTTTAGATTATCAGATTTTCTCTTAGATTCCTTCTTAGCAACCTCCTCAGTAGAGGATACTATGTCTTCTTGAAGTTTAGTAGGATTCTCAAGATACTCCTTTAGTTTAGTATTATAATTAGCAGTTGCATTTACTAACTTCACAATATCATCAATCTTTTCATTGAATACTTGTGCATCATCAGCAGCTACACCACTAAGAGGACTTTCTACTACTGACTTGATTCCCTCTACTAACTTAGGATCTTTTGATAAAAGATAAGTAAAGGTTTTATCATCAAGATTTCTTACAGTCTCAAGGATAGACATGTTCTTTCTTATCTGCCTTTCATTCTTATCAGCAGAATTATACAAATCAGTTAATCCTGCATGAGCTCTACCTTCCTCAGTCTTAACTGAATTATACATATTAGCAAGCTGAGACATACTTCCTAATATAGTACCTATAGTAGGTTTAATCTCACTTGAAAGTTGATTAGCCCTATCCTGCCAATTACCAATTTGAGCTTTTAGCCATGTTAATTCTTCAAGCTGTTCATCATTTAACTGTTGTCCTGTTCTTACATCAATATCATCTTTAATCTTAGTATAGCTTGTGATAGTATTAAGCATCTCATCTTTTGTTTGAGTCAGCTTATCTATCATTTCCTGCTTTCCTTCTGGAGTACTATACATGGGATTACCATTTCTGTCAATAAATGGACCAACTTTAACTTCTTTACCACTTTCATCAGTTATAGTGGAAGTAGTATTTTCAACTATAGATGCAAGGTTTTCATCAGAGGTATCATAGGCGGCATTAACTAGAGTAGTTAAATCCTCAAGTTTTCCCGCATTATCAAACATCGCAATATCAGAAACTAACTGAGCATATTCAGCATTTTTGAACTCAAACTCATTATTCTCTTCTACAGCCTGGTTCATATCAGTTTGATATTTATTATGTCTAATGAGCCCTTGGTAATAATTCTTGAATTCAGGAGACTGAACTCTATTGTTCATATAATTAGCTATTTCAGTCTCTCTGTTTATCTTATCCATATACTCCCTAAATCCACCATAGATTCCTCCCTCAAGAGTAATAGGAGACTGTAATCTACCATCACTACTTCTCACTCCTCTGAATCTAGGCATGCCAAGAGCTCCAGTAAGAGTACCTATAAAAAATTCTTCCCAAGATGATCCATCATTCACTGTTTCATTAATTCCTTGAGCAAAGGATTTTATCCAACTTAATGTCTCTTGTTCAGCTTGCGGATCTATTTTAGCTTTATAGAAATTGTTTACATCATCTTCATAATAATTACCAGATATTCTACTTGCTGCTCCTTGTGAAATCTCTTCAAGACCTTCAGAGAGGGCTCCCATAGTAGATTTAGCTACCCCTCTACCTATAGTTCTTTTAGTAGTATATTCTCCAGCTTCTCCAACTATGTTAGTTGCCTTTCTTGCTGTCTTAAATCCATTAGCATACATCTTACCGAACTGGATAATATTAGAAGCTGTAAGTACTGGTAGGTTCATCAATAGATCCATATTACCCATCTTCAATCTATCTTCAGTTAATCTACTGATAGACGATGAATGAGCCTCTTGTAGAGCTAGACCTAATTCACTTATATTCCCAGTTAAAGTAATAGTACCATCTTCTCCTCTCACATAAGATTGACCTATAGCATCTAATCTACTAGTATAATCATCATCGATCTGTGCTTTCTGTAAATTAAACCAATCAGTTGAATTATTTAATGCTTCTATTCTACCTTCATTAACAGCAGATGCTACAGCTCCTACTCCAGATGTTACAAGCTTTGGAGCTTTTGAGCTCTTTGTTATAGCACCTATTATTTGAGGTAGCCCAGTTGATTTCAAGGTCTTAGAGATGAGATTACCTCCATAAAAAGCTCCTACTGTAAATCCTAGGTTTTTTATAAACTTGTCCCCTATAAAGTTGGCAGTAAATATATTATCATACCAAGGGCCTTCTTGCTCTTCTCTGGTGTAGTAATTGGGAAGGGCTTCTTCAGCCCACTCATTAACTGACTGTAATGCTTTATCAAAGGGATTATCCCATAGTCCTGACCATCTTCCTTCCTCTATAGCTGTTTTAGCACCAAACAATAATCCAAGAGTACCACTTAAGAATGTAGTACCTGCTAGAACTGCACCTTTAGCTAAACCATTTGATATTTGAGAATACCAGGGTTGTAACTCTCCCCTGGTATTTTCTAAATCTTGTAATTGAGTAAGAGAAGTTATACCTCTATCGAAATAAGAATCTCCTACTCCTACCTCTCCAACCTCTTGAATTATAGGTTCTGGAGATGCAGCCTTTCTCATTTTATATTCTGGTATACTCCTACTATATCCAAGTTCATCTAGATATCTATTTATCCCTTCAGTGGTATTTAAACCTTTTAATCCAGAAATTCCCCTTTTAGAAGGATCATTTATTCCATTTGCCATTATGATTAATTTTAATTTCTATAATAAGAAGCTGCTTCCTCTTCTTTTGCTGACATAGTATTTCCTTGTGTCTTTGCTATAGAATTAAAGTAACTATCTAAATCTTCCATTAATCTAGTAGATATAGCAGTAGCAGCTTCTACATCATTATTCTCTATACTCTCATTAATTAAATCTATAAGGTATTGATATCTATTATAGATTCTCCCTCCAACATTTATAGATTCTCCAGCTATTACTTCTGGGTCAAGAAGGAATGATTTAGTCTTATATGTTTTATCATCTTGAATGCTTCCTCTAAGCACCACACCCAATGAAGGATCAAACTCAATCTGTGCATCTTTATTAATATAACCAATTACGTCTTCTAACTTAGAAGGTTTACTTTTTACTTTTCCATCCTCTATTTCAAATGCTCCAGTGTCATCATTTGCTCTTTGACTTCTGGATCTAATATTCTCTGCTAGTATTCTAGACCCTAAATCAAAGTTCGTGTTTGTAAGAGCATAGCCTGTACTTCTTATAGCACTCTTTCTTATTCTAGATTCTAATTCTTCTGCTGCTTTAATTAACCCTTCTGTAGAATTATTTCCGTTATCTCCTATATTAAAGTTGACGTTTATACCATATTTTTTACTTATATCGGAAAGTCTCTTCATATAAGGTTGTGTTACAACATCTCCTGGAGCAATATTAATATCAGCACTACCTGGCTCTCCTCTACCTATTACACCAGGGTAATAGGTCTTTTGAACATCAAGAGCTTTTGATGGATTACTTGCTAACTCTCTTAGAAATTCAGCATCGCTCTTCATTTGAGTAGTATTCCTTATTTGTTCATTAGTTCTAGTTATAGGTATAGCTCTCCATGGTACTCTAGGAACTGTTGCTGAAGAAGAGCTTCCAGTAGCTTGTCTAGCAGCTAATCTAGCTCCATAATTCTCTATAGGTGTTACTCTTTCCTCTCCAATAGCATCCCATAATCCCATTCCTGCATATTGGTAAGCTCTATCTAAGGTATCGACATCCCCCCAAGAAGGAATAGGAGAAGCATTTACAGCTGCATCCATTATAGCTCTTAATGCTTTATTACTTCTTTTATCATTAGGGTGTTCTATTGCATATAGAACATCGTCAGAAGATACATTATATTTAGTCAGGAAGGTGTTAGTATAAGCATCAATAGGTTTACCTTTCTTATATTCTTTTAACTCCTTAGCTAAATTTCTGGCCATTTGAGAAGTTTGAGATGCTAGAGTCTGTCCTGAATAAGCAGTGTAACTTAAGTTAGGATTTCTTACATAATCATCTAGATTAGTAAAGGCTGCTTCTCTATCAAACATCAAAGTGTTATCCTTTAACTTAGCTTGTTTCTGAGCTTCTATATCTCTTACTTTAGCTGCATACCCTTGCTCGATAGGTACTATCTGCTGACTATATCTAGTCCTCATATTATTTAAGCCTTGTCTAGAAGCAGGAGTAAGACCTGAAGTAGCTAGCTGGTCAGCCTGGTATTTTAAATCATCTGCATAGGTCTTATACATATTATATGTGTATGGAGAATCCTGTTCATTAGCTATATTTTCCCATACATTAGCCTTAGTAGATAATTCATTATACTGGTCTTCTACAGCTTGATGAGCAACTTCAGCAAGTTGTATAGGTTGTATTAATTCAGCATAAGAAAAGGGTTTGAATTTACTACCGGTTATTACATATCTTGCCATATTACTTCTTCCTTTTAATAGTTAAATAACCACCTTTAGATCTGGTCTTATATCCTATATTTCCAGTTCTACCAGTATATCCATATCTGAGTCCTGGATTACTATTTATTAAATTGAATATAGTCTCTTCTCTTCCAATATCCCCTAAAGAGTCCAGGAAGTTATTTAAGTTAGCAGATCTAGCAGCAGATACAGCAGAATCAATCTGATCTCTAAGTTGAGCTTGAGTAATAGCTGATTTAAGTCTTAGTTCATCATTCTGTTTATTTATTTGACCTGCTCTCAGACCCATTTCAGAATTAAGTTGGTTAGTTCCTCTATTAAAGGCTTCAACTCTTTCTCTTTGAGCCAAGTTATACTCCTCAGCTTGTCTAGCTAAATCACCTAGTCTCCCCTGTGTATTATAGTCAGAGGCTACTATTCCTGCTATTTTAGTTGCTCTATTTCCACCAGATAATCCCTCTATTGCTCTTCTTGTAGCAGAAGCTTGAGAATTAAGTTTATTTATATAGAAATTTCTATCAAAAGGTCTATACGTGAGATAATTTCCTATAGGTTTATAACTCACGGTCTGTAGATTATCTACTACATCTTGAATCAAATCTATATTAGAATAGTCATACTTATTTGTTGAACCTATGAGATCTGTTAAAGCATTTATTCCAGCTCCTACAGCAGGGGCATATCTCATATATGGCAATACTCCTCCTCCAGCATATTTATTTGAAGTTCTCTTTTTCATCTTACTATTTCTTACCTCTTCTTGAGACATTGCTAATCTAGCCATATTAACATCTAGCCCAGCTTTACTAATAGGGTCATTAGGTCTTTCTTCACTTTCTTTTTGAATAGATTTAGCTACATCAGCAAAGGTTTTTCCTTTAAATTTATACCTTTTCTTGAGATTCTTAGGAGCTTTCATTCTATTACTAAATACATAGTCATTAAATATTACTTCCCCTTCCTCAACTAGATTAGGTATTCCCTGTTCATCTACACCCATCTGTACACCTTCTAATGGGTTCTCCTCATGAGTTCCCCCATTACCTACAATGGTGACACCATTATCAAATACCCCTCCATGAGTATTTATAGGACCTCCTAATTCATAATACCAAAAATTATCCTCTCTGAACTTATTTCTTCTAGTATCTTCTATAGGCTTTGTTTTTCCTTTAGGTGTATAATGTACTTTAGCTTCTTCTTTTATTTTATTCAAATTCCCCTCTTTTACTGCCTCTAATAATAGAGGATATTTTTTTGCAATATCTCCCTTTATTTGATATGAGAGGTCTACTAACCCTCTCATTATTTGAGGAGAGATAGTATCAGTACCTAAAACTTTCTTAATATGCTTTTCCTTTTCTCTAGATATTTTTACTACTTGGTTATTTAGTTCCTCTATTGTATAGGGTCTATCTTGAGTAAATCCTTTATATGCTCCTAGTTTTATGCCAGGACCTACAGTCTTCTTCCCTCCTTCTGCACTTGGGTGCGGAGAATAAGTGTTAGTATTTGGATCCCATCCTTCCTTAATAGAATTTTCAGCTGCCCACCTATCTGCTATATACTGAGCATCTGAAATATAATTATCAGGAGAATATACAGGAGCATTATCAGGCTCTTCAAGAGGATTATAGATCCACTCAGGAGCTGGATAAACTAAAGGTGCTACGGTATTAAGATTACCTCCATCAGCATGTTTCCATTTAGCTGCATTTCTAGCAAAGTTGGCTTTCTTAACCATAGCTGGAGAGTAGTTTTCCTTATTTGCTAATACTTGAGAAGCAAAAGCTTGCACTGATTTACCATGCTTCTTTGCAGCAGCTGTAAAAGTTCCTCTCTTACTAGGTTTAATTCTTATAGACCCTCCTTTACTATATCTATTCCCAAAAGGAGACATAGGTGAGAATGACCTCATATTTACAGGACCTCCGTAAGCCGAATAATTAGATAATATGTTCATATCATTAAGTTCATCTATAGATTTGGCAGCATTAACAAATGCTCCTTGTACATGTCTATTTGCTGCTTCTATTTTATTATTTAATTCTCTAGTTTTTCTTCTAGCTTTAGAGTCCCCAGTTAACCAACCAGCTATAGAACTTCCAAGGCCCACAATTCCACCAGCAATAGCCCCTACAGGACCTCCGATAGAAGCCCCTCCCATTGCTCCAGAACCTATTGAAGACAGAACATTTAATCCTCTTTGAGCAGTATTTCCTCCTCTAACATCTGAATAGGTTACAAAATCAAGAGGATTATAATTCCCCCATTCATCAAGCAGTGACTCATTAGATTGAGCTCCAACTTTATAATTTAGGGCTGAATCTATTTGACTCTCTACATCTGAAGTATCTTCAATTTTAGAATTTTGTAGAGAGGTCCCAATCACACCACTGATTCCACCAGCAATAGATCCAATATCATCTAACCAACTTAAGTCATCAATAGATGCTGAAGTAGGTATAGTAATTGGTTTCTGCTCATTTAAATTAAAAGATGGAATATTGAGTGAATAAGGCTTTTGCTTTATATATCCAATCTGGTATCTTTCATTCATATAATAGCATTTTATTTGCAAATATAAATTAAACTTATATTCTATGCAAGGTTTATACAAAAAAAGTAACAATGAATAAAATAATTCTTTACTCATTGTTACTTTAAATATAATTAATATAGATATTTAACTATTAGATCATGAAGTATGGTCCTGTTAGTATTCTCTATATCTCTAGAAAGTTTAAGATATATCCAAGGATTCCTAATCCTATCTCTATGATTAAAACAATCTCTTGGGATGTTAGCTCTCCATATTCTAAATCTTTCTTTCAAAGAGGAAGGCCTTGATAATGCGTCAGATAATTTAATCATACCTTTTTGGTACTCATTCCATACCTTTAATGTGTCGAAGGTAGAATTAATTAGCTCCTCAGATTTCCATGAATCTGATCTGAACTCAATATTAGTAAAAGTTTTATCTAAGGTAGGATTATCATTAGCTATAACAGTAATGTAAAATGGCTGATATTTATCAAAATACATATTATATTCTCCTTCATTATGAAGCCATAATTTATAGGCATCCTCTTTATATGAAGGTCTTATAAAGATTCCTCTATCTTTTATATTAGAGAAAAATGGCGTATTCTCATAACTATAAAATGACGAGAATTGACCTAGAGGTTCTGAGAATGCCAAACATTCCTCTTTAGAGATGAAAAATACATCTCCATTTACTTTGTCATAGTATGTTACAAAACCTTCAAAGTCTATTGGATTCCATATATTCACATCTGTGGATCTACTATTTATCCAGGAGTGGAAACCTAACTTATCAGATAAATTAGCTATTTCTCCACTAAATAAGAATATACCTTTTGATATATCATCTATAAAATAAATTCCATTAGGAGTTTCTCTTATGGACCATTTATTCGTACATCCTATTTTATCTGATAAATATCTCTTTCCATCTACTTTTCCTGAATTTGCTAACTCTATAGGAATACCATCTGTAGAGGATAATGGAGTCCTTGAATTATATAATATATTACTTATTCCTCTGTCTTGAAAAGCTATAAGCTCATTATTAAATCTTCTTAAGGCTCTTATTTTTCCTTTATCTCCATCCAAGTCTAGAACAGAAGCTAAAGTTATATTAGTCCAGGAATCAGTTAGTTCTCCATTAGTCTTAGTCTTTGTCCAAGTTATAGAATTGGGAAATTCTCTAACTTCAGTTGAAGAGTCAGTCATTCTATAGATAAAGTAATTATTATCCTGAGAATATACTTTATTTATCTTATTGAAGTTGTCTATGTTAATATTGAGTAGATTTTTAGTACCCCTATTATCATCATACCTCCCATCTAAATTTATCCTAGTCTCACACATGAAAGATAAAACATCTACTACATTATTTTGGGATTCTGAATCAAATGGGTAAGTCTTTAAGCAGTCGTATCTTTGATAGTAGGTATCCCCCCAATTCCAATACACAGTGAATCCCCTACTTTCAGATATGTTCTGTAGAGTTACATCTTCTCCAGCTATAAGCCATTCATTAGCTAACATAGCATCCTTAGTCATTCCTCCAAATAGAGTGGTTTCATCTATATTGTCTCTTATTATATCACATAGATACATAACTCCTCCTCCAGCTGCTGTATCATATCCAGGACTGAAATAATCTCCTATATCATCTGGTATTTCTATACTTCTATAATTAAATATAGTATTTCCTGAACTTATATTTGTCCAGAAGGGAGGACTAGTTTGAGTTTCACCATAAGGAAGATTTATAATGTTACCATTTTCAGATTTAATTTGTGGAAGTATCCATTGAGTATAATTCGTTTGACTATTGCTATCAGTATATATATCTCCCAAATTTATGACTAAGTGTTTGGGAGATTTATATTTCATGCTAACAGCACCAGTTAACTTAGTATCCATCACAGGAACACTGCCTCCAGAACCTGGATTAGTATATTCAGGTTTTCTTGCATAACCTCTATATATATCTCTTGGTATACCTTGATCACTAGATGATCCAGTTACAATTACCGGATAATTATAGTTTCCTGTTTCTCCCTTTACCGGAGATATTATAGAGTCTATATTACCATAATATGTTTTATCCCCCACATATATAGCAGATACCTCATTAGAATCCCATATAGACATATCAGGAAAATCTTTACTACTCTGTATCAGCACAGGAGTATCTAGATAATAAGTATTATAGGAGAATCTCATCATTGCTTCAGTTTTGAATTTTAACTTAGCAGATCCTCCTCCATTATCATTGTTAAGAGATCCATTTCTATGCCATAAGTATGTAAGATATCCCCAGGAATAATTTCCTTCTCTAGCTACTACCTTATCTCCTTTAACAGCATAATCCATCCACAAAACATCAGCTCCAATACTATACCATGCTTGTGCTATATCCAATTTAGAATCTAAAGAAATTTCCTGTCCTTCGATATACCTTCCATATCCAGTTGAGCTTCCTCCAGTATATGTATAAGTTAAAGTGGGGGAAGAAGTGGACAAAGTTCTGGTAACATATTTTGAACTTATAGGAACAATCCCTACTACTCTTATTCTATAGTTATATAGATTATCCATTGTAAATTCATCCCCCAATTCAATATCTGGAGAATGAAAAGTGAAAATTGAATGATCTACAAAAAACTCATCTCCGTAATTATTGATCCAATTAGAATGATTAGAAGTTATAAATGGAGTAACAAACTTCAAACTATCGAGTCCTGCATTTTGTATTTCACACTCTCTGTAGTTTACTGGAGGCAAATGCATACAGTGTCTAAACTCAGCCCTATAACCATGGCTATTAAAAGTGGTAGTACCCATATTACCCTGTTCTCCTATTCCAAATGGTCTAAATATCCAAGAGGACTGAGCATAAGGAGCATTATTGTATCTATCAGAAGCTCTAAATACAGTAGGACACACTATTCCTTGAGCTATGATAGTCCTTTCTGAAAATTTAGGATAAACCACCAGAGGTCTAGCATTAATATATCCATGTTCCTTTAGATACTTAGTCAGGATATTATCATTATAAAATATACCACAAAAGCATCCAACATTCTGTTTATCAGTACCACTTCCAGTACTTATTTCTCTTCCGCCAGTTGGTTTAATATTATTTACTATATCCTTTATAAATATAGGATTAGTCCAATTACCTACTTTATCTTGGAACTGTATTCCAAGTCTATAAGTTTCCCCATATTTAAATATTCTCTCTGTTGGATTAGGTAAAGTGTTTTTATAGCTATAAACCCCTTTCTGGAGTGGAAGCCTATCTAAAACTCTCTCTGTGCCAAATACTACATCAGCCTCTGTATTATTTTCTACCCACAAATGATCATTACTAACCTTAATGTCTCCAAGGAATAATGTACCGTCCTTATGTGATATAGTACCAAATACAGCTTCTACTCCTCCAACATATAAGAGCTTTGTAGGATCTTCAATGTCTCCATAATTCCCAGAATCTGTATAAGTTAAACTACCGCCAGTAGATGTTCCTATACTTAAGTCTATAACTCTTTTAACTTCTGGAGTTGCATTTATAGATGACCTAAAAATACTATATATTCTTACATAATCCCAAGAAGTATCTGGATTATAAATATTTATCCTAAAGGAATTGTTAGATAACTCTTCCGGAGAACCTCCTTTACCTCCAGAAGAAGTAAAATACAGAGGAGATGTATAAACTATATTGCTTTCTTGTAAATATTCGCTAACATATGTTATACAATATTGTATTACTCCACTAGAGAATTGTCCTCCGCCATCTATTGTATCTATAGTAACACTAGCAGGAGATATTACCTCTTTCACGAAATTGAAGGAGTTATCCTTCCATTCTGTTTCAGAGGCTATGTTTATAACCCTAGGTTGATTTAGGCCATCTACCCAATATACCTTCTTGGAATTCTCATTTTCATATAATGAGATAGTTTCTATAGGATACTTTGGATTAAACTTCAAATCACCAGAGAATAAGATTTTTCCTCTTATATTTAATCCATCTAACCATATCTTGTATATTTTATCTTTAAAATCTTCAGAATCAATATCTTCAATGTTCCTCTCAGTAGCTGTCAAATCATTTATAGTACTAGACGAAGCATCTATATCTTTTATCTTCTGGATAATTATCTGCCCAGACGAGAATATTACTAATTCGTCATTAAGAAGAGACTGCCCAATTGGAATACCTTTTATAGAATCTCCTATCCCATAAATATAGGGGGATATATTTCCCTTCTCATTAGATATACTTAGCAGAGTATTATCATCTGTAGACATTATTCTAATATTCTTATTTTCATAAGAATATTGAGAGTTGAACGCAGAAACACTTAAATCTCTCTGCATCCCTCTAATTTTGAAAATAGATTGTCCCCGCTGCATATTAATATAGTTTTAATCTTTCCTTACTTCCATTGTTTTTAAAGCCAGTTCTATGCTCCCCATCCCTTATAATAAGAGTCCTCCAGGAGTTAAAGAAGGATTCAGCTTTATCAATAGATAATCTATTGAACTCAGATTCACAATCTCCTACAGCCCAAGCATACTCTTGTTGTACATTTTGCAGTACAGCTGGACTTATCTCCCCCAAATCAAATAGTACAGTAAACTGTTTTTTCTTAATATAGAGTTCAAGTGCTCTAGTAAAGCTACTATTATCTGGAATAAGAGGGTATCCATCCTCATCTGTAGCTATAGCTTCGTAAACTAACTCTATGTCTCCTTCCTCAAGAGAGATATATATAACATTACCCTGTATTTTATAGGTTAAATCATTTACACCTCTTTTATAATCATGCTTACATTCACTCATATGGAATGAGTCTGTAGAATATCTGAAGGCTGCTCCTCCAACTTTCCTTATCTGAATAACCTGGTAATAGTCACAAGGAAGAATAGCCCTATATTCTTTCACCTTAATTATTTCTGTTTTTTCCTCAAACATACTAGGAACTCCAACAATCCTCATGAAGTCTACACAATAGTCAACAGCTGTTTCTAGTGTTATATCCTGCATAAGAGGATGTCTAAGTATTTTATCTAGTATTAATCTTATACTTGAATATTGCTCAGCCATATTTAAATAATTTATATCAAAAAACTGTCCACCATTCCCTCTTTTATATTATGTTTTAACTTCCTTTTTATATCTCTATTTACATGAAAAGTATAGAAAGACTTATTGGAAAAGTTAGCTAAATTCTTGTTATAGTAGACTTTAAATATTTCTTTTTCCTCCACTTTAATAAGTGTTTTATTCTTATAGGATTCTTCATCTTCATACCAAAGTTTAAGGGTTCTATCCCAATCAATTGGAAGATTAGCTTTGATCTTGTTTTCAATTAAAGTAATATTAGCTTTACGCTTTCTTATTTCCAGTCTCCCTAATCTACAAGGTAATACTACATCTTCTCCTCTTGATAAGAGGTCGGCTAATAACTTGTTTATCTCTCTAATAATAGAGAAGTATTGAGACTCATTGAGTACATATTTATGTTCCTTTGGTTTTGTTTTTCTATAAAACTTATAACCATCATATACTCCATATGAATTTTTCACTTTATGCACTCTAGTACCCTTAACTTTGTTAACTATGCTCCTAAACTCTTCATAACTTATTTCCTCTTCTGGATTAGCCATAATATCATTCTAGTTGTTTTTGAAAGTTACTTTTTGTATTCCTAGCTATAAAGGAAGCCATATCAGCTAAATCATCTTTAGCATTATTGTTAGGATCAGCTGGTCTGTAAGAAGCTCCTGAGAGTAACTTAACTGTTAGCTCTATAAGAGGAGAAATAAGAGAATCCTCTATAGGAAATTCTCTATCTAATATGTCACACACTATATTACCTTCCTCATCTGGACATTGAAGATCTGAAGCCCTAATAGAATTTAAAAATATTCCAGTTAATCTGACATGCTCAAGATACAAATGCTGAGGATTACAAGATTTAAAGTATAAGTAGTTATCAGGACCAATAGAACAGTAAATAATATTCTTTAAGAATTTATTATACCCTACATACCTCATTCTATCTCTACTAATATAAGTTATATCACCTTGATAATAATCAATTGGATAAACTCTTGGTACTCCTATCTGCATAAGAAAGGGCACTTTATCTTTACTCCTTAAGTATACTCCACCCTCACATGGTTCACCTGGTATAGCTGGAACTTGAATTAAATCTAGACATATAGTCTGATAATTACTGGAAGGTATTTGTTTCTTAACATCTGAATATCTCTGCTTAAGTAAAAAAGCTCTATATTTATCAAGAAAAAACATGACATGATCCTCAGTGAAGGTAGAATCATCTGAGGATAGTTTTAGTTCATCTAAGACTGAATAAGTCAATTCTCTGAATGTGCTCATATTTGTATATAATAAAAAATCCTTATTGCAAAGATAAGTAAAATTTATTCTTGCAACAAGGATATTATTAGTTTTCTAGTACAAATGTTATATTAATTATTATAAGAATGGATTATGCTTCATTTCCTCTGTAGCATTTCTCTTAAATTCAGGGTAAGGTAGTAAACAATTTGACCCAAGCAGACAAGTTAATGCATCTCCAATATCTCTATAGCTCTCTTCTGTTATAGAATTATAACCAACTTCTAATATTTCAATAAGGAATAATGCTGCTATTAACTTATCTACCTTATTATAGGATACATATCCAAGTTTTGATAAAGCATTAAAATAAGAATTCAATGAATTGAGTAGGTAATTATTTACAGCATCCATTATTAGATAAATTTTTTAGTTTCTCTTCTTTAAAGAACTTATTCCAAAATTGTATAGATTGCAAATAGTTTCCTACTTTAATAGACAATTCTAAAGCCTTAAACCTTAGTATGCAATCTATAAATCCCTTAGGTAGACAACAACAGGATGATCCTATAACTTTTATAGAAGGCATGAAGCTTTGATATAGTCTATAAAAATTACATACAGGGCACATAATCATTTTATTATCACTGCTCCTGCAATATACGAACAGCAGATTGTCAGATATGTTTATAGACTCTTTAGGTATCTCTAATCTGAAAACTTTAGATTCTGCATAATTTATAGCTTGATATATTGGAGAACTACTAGGATTACCTTCTATGTAAGTATCCTGATTATCTATAATAATCTGTCCGGGATAATTGCTATCTCCATCATCTACTGACACCTCAATTACTAACATTGATCCTTCTGGATTAACATATAATTCATTAAACTTCATGGAGCTTTGATATTAAAAATAAAAAAAAATAGGGAGACATTAGTCTCCCTTAATTATTTGATCAAATTTACGCAGAGACATCCAATGCTGTAATAGTCAATCCAGTAGCATTATTGATGGCAGTAATAATATCATTGGTAAGTTTATTACTAGCTTGATTATTATCACCTACTTTAGGAACTACTATTGTAATATCTTTTTCTGACTTTTGAACAGCTTCATTAGGACCTACATAAGCATAATGGATATCAATGGTATTATATTTCAAATCAGGATCTACGAGATATTTAGTTCTAATAACATTGGGGAATCCCATCATTCTATAAACATCTCCTCTTTCACCCATACAGAAATATTCAAGATCTGCAATCTTATGCCCATCTGGAATACTATTTGTAGAAGCTTGCTTTTCTACTAAGCCCCAAATTCTGTCATCTCCATTAACTACAATGGAATCAGGCATAAGAGTAAAGTTTACAGGAACTTGTGGGAATGTTCCAAGTATCCATTCCTGAGGAGCTTCTTCTACTATTAGTCCACTAGCATCTCCTCCTGTGAGAGCAACCGGAGTAGCTTCCAATTGAACTGCTGTTCCATCTGTTCCAGTTACTGTAATCATTTCTGCAATCCCGGGATTAGCTGCTACAAGATCTTTAAGATCCTTAATAGTTTTCTTAGCAGCTGTTAAAGAGGCTCTGATAACAGTAAATCCATCTTCTTGAGTAACTTTAAAGCCGGCATTTGCAGCAGTAATAGACTCTATAGCAAATTTAATGGAATTTCCTATCACACCAGTCTCTACAGCAGTTACAGTAATTCCAGTATTAGTAGCCATGATAGCTTTAGCTGCTGTTCCTTCCAGGCTAAAATTCAATAATTGCTCAGCCTCTCTTGAGAAATTTTTCTTCAAGGATTTATACAACTCTTGATAGAAAGCTCCAGCAGTCATTCCAGCTACTGCATGAACCATACCATATTTGATGTATTGATCTTCCTCAGACAAACCTATGTAGTTTCTAAAGGTAATTCTAAGGAGATAATCTTGCCCAGCTACAGGAGAACCTCCATTCACATTAGGATCCAATACTACCTTATATTTGGCCAATTCATGGGCTAAATCATCAGCGTCAGTTGCTTTAGCATGCATAATGCTCTTGATGTCAATCAAGTCACTTCTTAGCATACCTCCAGCTCCCATGTATTCAAAATACAGATGATTTTTTGCTGTATCAGATTTCACCGCAATAGAACCAGCAGCATCAGTTGAGATTACATTGGATGTTTTTAATTCCTTTGCCACATAAAGCTGTCTTGCTTGATTTGTACTAAATGTCGCCATTTTTAATTGATATTAAATTATACAATAAATTTATTATACACCTGATGACCATATAGCTTTAGCAAGAGAGACTGCTCTATTTAATATGGCTCTATGGATTACAGGATTTAGTTTACACTCCGTTATTTTTGTTTCATTATTTATAGTTATACCATAACTAGTTAAATCTTCTAGGATAATAGGGTCTGGTTTAGCTAAGTATTTAACAGTATATGACTCTATGTTATACTTACTAATTAACTCTACCTTAGAACCAGTAATTAATCTTAAGACTCTTCTATCGTTTGGTCCTCTAAATGGGTTTCTAGATACATTGTAGAAATTGTCTTGAGATACTGGAACTACAATTACATCTTTATTATTTGCACATCCTAGAGATTCATCACTTAAATTAACTGATTCATAAGTTATGAACCACAAGTCTTCTGGCAATTGAAAGAATGTAGAACTTTTATGGTTCGCATCCTCTATTTTCTCATCTAGAGTAGTTTCTCTAACCAGATTACTTATATATTCAGTAACCTCCTCAGTATTTTCAAAAGATTCTCCATTGAATCTTCCATTATATATATCTATTACTATAGATTCTTGAGCTTGAGTAAGTAAAACACTTTTCTCATATTCATTTAATGGAGCTGCGTTATTACTCATCAAGTTATTATAAAGTATGTCAAACTCACTAGAGAATTCTTTATTGTTCATATCATTTAAGCTTTGCTTCTAAAGAAAATTTTAACTCTTGATGTTTAGGAGAATTCAAGAATTTAGCAGCCATATTGATAGTAGGCTCCTCATTGATCTCACATAGAGGAGTATTATCACTCTTCAAGTATAAATAGTCTCCTCTCTTTGAGATAAGCCCAGCTTCAATACTCTTTCTTATGAGAACTTTAGTACTTAATAAGGGATCAGTAATAACCTTTAAGAACAGTCTGCTATCTGCTTGAATAAGACTATTAGCCTTCGTTTGTAAGAATTCCAATTTAACAGTGGGAGATGTAGGTCTTCCATCAATAGATTCTATAATAACTCTTAGAGTATCTATATCATTCTCTATCTTACCAAACTCTTTATAGCACTTCATAGTGTTATTCATATTGCCTCTAGCAGATTTAACTTCTTCTCCTTCTGCTATAATAACAAATTGATAAGTAGCTTTAGGGTGATCTTGTAATTCTTGTAAAGAAGAGGCAATATAATCTTTGTTTGCTAACAATATCTTATATCTTATATAGTCTCCTGGGTCAGACAAATCAAGATAATTATCTTGTTTTTTCAATCTTACTTTAGAGATACCTTCATCATTGGAATCATCCCAGAAGTTATTGGTTTTCTTATACACACTTAGTGCATTGTATTCAAGTCCCATAACTTCTTCTAGGAAAGCTTTCTCTGAATCTGTAAGGACATTTACAAACATTCCAGAGGATAATCTTGGGACTACGAATGTTCTAGTAGCATTCTCTGCCATACCTCCATACAATATGTGTTTAGGGTTTGTAATTAATCCTCCTTCCTTCGGTATGTGTCTTACTATGATTCTTTCTTTTCTCAAACAATTAACTAGAGTACTACTACCAGTTTCTTTAGATGATTTAGAAGATGTTGGTTTTTCTACTGTAGGTACTTCCACAAGATTTTCTTGTAAAGAATCCTCGTCTATTTCAAATCCAAGATCTTCATAATTTACTTTTTCTTCTACTTTACTTTTTGCCATATCTTCTCCTATTTATGAAAAAAAAAATAATAGGGAGTAGGAGTTCCTACTCCCTCTTTATATTAGCCCTGCAATATAGCGGGGATGATGGACATAGTTCTTGTAGGATCAAGAACGCAGATACCAAGTGTAGCCATTCTATGGATAACTGCAGAGTCTTCATCAAAGGACATGTAGGGATTACCTTTCCGTCCTGTATACGGATTTCTCACATTTTTTTTTATGTTGCTAATACATCGTTTCCATGTATTATCTCTAACTTTCATTAGAGTTCGGACTATATCTTCATCACTTAATATTAAGTGAGCAAGGCGTTTCAGTAGTACTTACTACTTACTCCCATCTGGGATAGTCTCTGAACCTTCATATATACTAGTATATATGCTTGGCTGCTGATCATCCAATCTTTCACATTGTTTCTTTTTATGAATTATATTTTTGAGAGACTGATATTCTATATTAAAAAGTTTAGCTATTTGATTGACTGTATATAATTCTCTTAATTTCCCTATCTGATTAACTTGGAAATCTGTTAGAATAGTCTTCTTGGGAACTTGTTTACAAATTTTTCTTGAACCAAATTTAAATGAATGAATGACATTTTCTTTTGGAGTTACCCATTCAAGATTTTCTATTCTGTTATTAGTTCTATTCCCATCTATATGATTAACTATATCTCTATTCTTAGTTCTAGGGATAAATGCTTTGGCAACTAATCTATGGACTGGTTGAGAAGTCCATGTTCCATCAAGTCTTTGCACAGAGCATCTGTAGTAACCATCTCTATCTTTAGGAAATTCAGTCAAGATTCTCTCTTTTCTACTCTTATTAGCAGCTTTTCTTATTCTACCAATTGAGCTTACCTCTATGCCTTTATATTCTAGCAGAGGCTTCCATAATTCTTTAACTTCCATATTTAAATGTTTGAAGTTTAAAAAGCAGTGAAAGCTCTAAGGAACTTCCAGCAATTAACCTTGTTTTTCTTTACTAGCTCTACTTCTGTTTCTAGGGGAGAACTTTGGGAGCTGAGAAATGTGTAAAGGCTTACGCCGTTAACCCCCATTGATACCCTCTGTATTCTGTATCTCCTTTAATTTTACATTTGAAGATATTAGGTTGATCCATAGTTCCTATATACATAATATCGTATCTGTAGGAATAAGCTACCCCACCAAGGGGATGAAGTATCTTGTTTCTAACAGGATCATCATACATAGGATCTACATCAATTTTAACTCTGACTCCATTGGGAGCTTTGTACTCGACAAATTGGAATCCTGCAGATAATGCATTTGTATGCAGTTTAGACTGAGTTTTTTCTACTACTCTTGTAGAACTGTTATCCAACACAAATTGAGTCCATCCAGATACTACATTCAATACAGCCTTGTGGAATTGGATAGCTCCTCTCTCACCAGTTTTAATCAAGAAGTATCTATCCCCAAAGTCTAATTTAGACGCTGATAGTTCATACAAAGCATCTTCAAGGAGTTTTAGACTAAAGGTGTTGTAATACATAGTATTAGCTACCTCCATTTGCTCAAATACATTATGTTACCATAGTGGCTCTTTATCCACTATTTCTCCATATTACTATGAAGTTCGGACTATATATTCATTCAGATTACCACATCTAAATGCAAAACTCTCGTGGAGCATTACTATTGTAATGTTGGGAGATCTCTTCCCAAGTTTTTAGTCTCTTTAAAGGCTCTAAGTTTAATATTATTTCTCAAGAGTATTCTTCTTATCGTACTCTTATTTTTACCAAACTTTTTCCCTATGTCTACTGTACTATAACCATCTAAATATAAATCTATTATCATAGACTCTTCAAGTTTATTAGTCTTCTGCAAATCTAAGCCATAAATTATATTAGATCTCTTCAATAGACTAGTAATATTAGGTACTCCAGTATGCAAAATTTTAGCTATTTTATATGCTGGAATCCCAGAATTGAACATGCTTATTATTAAGTCTTTGTCTAATTCTTTAGTGGTTCTAATAACATTACCTCCAATAGACATATTATAACCAAATTTATTATCAGTAGAATTAAAATAAGAAATCCAGTATTTTTCTCTATCATTAAGTTCTTCTATAGTGCACTCTTCAAGTAATTCTATATAAAAGTTTTCTTCACCATATTTTCTTATCGCTTTACCTATAACATAGTCTTTGTTATTTCTTGCGGCAGATAAATGATTTTGAAATCTCAATTTTAAGCTTACTTTAGTCTGTCCTATATAAACCTTACTATTTATAGTATTTCTTATTATATAAATTCTACCATATTTAGTCATAATATAAAGAGTTTCAACCTCTAGTCTCTACACTACTATAAGCTCTTTAGTTCCTATAGTTAGCTCGGTATTATCCATCTCAGGACTTCCACCGATTTAGTTTTGTTAATTTTAATTTCTTGACTGCTTATGCAGCTAGCTGGCCTATTTGAGCCTTTAAACCAGCACCAGTTTTAATTACATTGCCTGATTTACCTATATTCAAGTACTCTCCATTAGAATTTCTATTAGATGTACCGAAAGCAAGGGCATTGTTTTTGTACTCAGAAAATTGCTGTTCGACTTCCCAATCTACATTATGCATCCACATAGTAGCTGTGGTCTTAACGAGATTTCCATTCTCTGTTGCTTTAGTTAAAGGTATACCTACAGCAAGTTTCTTTGTAAGAGCGGAACCTGGAACCTTATGTTGAATTCTTATTGTAGACCATTCATTTCTAATAGAAACAGGACTAGTGAACCTAACATCACCTACTTTCCTTGATAATTCCTTCTCTACTGGGGCAAAATCTACAGAGAATCTTTCTCCTGCAAGAAGTCTTTCTGCAGGGCAACCTGTAGTATTACCTCCCATTAACTCAACTTTGTATACCGCATTAGTTCCCTCCATTCTAGGGTCACCTAATATTCTAAATGGGTATACTTGGTTCAAATGACCAACAATTACTTCCCCATCAGCAAACCAGTCTTCAGGGAATACTAAATAAAAAGGAGCAGTACCAACACCTACATTTGGACTCCCTGCAGTAACAGGGTTACCATTCTCATCTCTTGCTTCTACAAGAGGAATGTTCCTTCTTGAAGAACCTATCACATCCCAATAATACTCAGTATCATCCTCAAATTCCTTAACTGGGAATTGATTCAAAAATGTGTCAAGAGTTTTACCCCTGTAATAGGCAAGCAATTGAACCATAAGGTTGGTAGCTTTTTGTGGAGCTAATTGGAAGATAGAACCCAAGTGGTTCTCTTTTGTTAACAATCTGTTATCCTAAGAGCTTTTTATCTCTTAGTTCTTACACTTTACCATTGTGTAAGTTCAGCATACATTTTCATACTATTCAGTATGTTGGATACTCGTGGAAGAATTATATTCTATGTGATTATAAATACATGCTTTTCTAATCATAGTTTCATCTTCTATGCGTTACACTACCTTTATATATTATTATAAAGGTTAGCTCGGTATTACCCTTTAATTTTATTTGGAGGGCTTCACCGATTTTACCCAATTTTACAAGGGCTTAACTTGTGAGTCAACCCTTCCAGTGCTGAAAACCCACCATTTGGAATTTTCCTAATTTTCCTGCCATTTTTGTTGTTTTTTAATAGTTAGATATATTTTCATTTATATAATGAAAAGGCCTAGGCTACACATCTACCTCCCAACCTTTACCTATAAAGGATTCAGGATCATCCTCAACTCCACTTACAAATTTCAAATTTCCATCTGATGTTCTTGATGTGTTATTGAGAGTATGTTCTAGTTCTCTAAGACCTTTCTTTACTTCTTTTCTCACCTTATTTTTTACTAAATTATCCAAATTTTTAAAGCCTTCAGTTAGTGTAAAAAGCAACCCAATATTCTTAAGAAATTCAGTTCTATTCTCCATTTCATATCTCTGAATAGCTGTGAATAATTCTCCAGTCTCCGGGTCTTTATAAACAGGCTTACTTATATTATCATAAATCTTTCTTCTAGTTACCTTGTCTACTTGTAAGTCTCCAAATATTTTAGTATCTTCAAGAATTGATTTTTTTAAATCTTCTGCCTGTTTCTTTCTCTTTTCCACTTCCTTTTGTTCTTCTTCCTTTGCTTCCTTTATAATATTATCATATTCTGTTTGGAAGAATTCTTTATTACTTGTCAGAGCCTCTTTAGCATCCTCTATATCAGTGCCAGAGCTAAATGATTTTTGCACTTCTCTTTGAGCTCTTTCAGCACTATACCCTCTATTTATAAAATCAGTATAAATAAGCCGTTTTCTTAATCTTTCCCCTTTATCACTCTCATCAGTGATTTCACTCTCTTGAAGAGAGTTAAAGAACTCTAGAGCTTTCTCATATTTCTGAATTTCTGAAATATCCACTCCAGCATTTAGAGCCTCATCTATTCTCTTCTGTCTGTCATCTAACATAGAGTGAATTTGCTTATCTATAATCTCAGCAAAGTCTTCAGCTGAAGATATTCCTTCAACTTCATTATCTTCAAGGGTTTGGAAGATACCTTCTTCTTTCAAGGCTTTGGCAACGGAAGAGTAGAAGTGTTTATTGGGAGAAGCATCCTTATCCTCTTTAGGAGAAGTATCTTCCCTATCCCCTGTATTATTCTCTTTTCCACTACCTACGCTCTCTGGTGAATCAGTAAATAAATTATCTACATCAATAACCTCAGTAGTTTCATTATCTTTATCATTTTTATTTTCTTCAGGATTATCCTTATCATCATTTTGAGGAACCTCCTGTGTTTCTTCTTCCTCTGAGAACAGATTTTCTATTTCATCTGCCCCTAGGATATTATCCAAACTAAGCTCTTCAGTCATATTTGTTTCTCCTTTCGTTAATAAACAATGCAAAGATATATATAAACCAAATTTACAACAAGTATTAAAGAAGAGTTATAGTAATAGTATAAATAAATTATTTATATATTAAAGTCTGATAAAAAATAAAGGGCAAGATAACTTGCCCTTCATGATTAGTTTTCTTTGAAATGATTCCACAGTTTAGAGTTACTTTTACAGTCATCGTCCTTAAACCAGAATAGTATAGCTGCTTCAATTACTTTCTGATCTATATCTTCACCAAACCATGATTTAAATAACTCACTGCAGTTGTGATAGTGCTCATTGATAGCTACATATACATCTGCATGAGTGAAAGATTGAGGAATAACTCCTCTATATCTCTCACATACTTCTTTGGCTTTAGCCATACTGAACTTTTCCCCAACATATTTCCTACCACCTTCATAATGATACATGTTAGATACTAGATATTTAGCATACGATTCATTAAAATGTTCATTTCCGGAATTTTTCCTTTCTCTGACCATTTTCATCATTTCATAAATATCCTCTTCAGTCAAGCTATCTGACATTCTGTTAAATCTTCCAAAGAGATTTTCTCTACTTCTTTCCGGGTTAAATGAATCAGACCCATTATGATATCTATTAGGTTCATAAGCACTTCCATACATTAAATGATAATTATCACTTCCAGCATGGTTATTCCTAGTATGACCTAACATAAATTCTTTGAATTTATCCATAAATTCCTGTTCACTCATACCTTTACTCTTAAGATACTCCATCAACATAAGCTCATCCATAATATTAGTCTTTTTTAATTAATATCTCTTTGAAACTTTCTAAATCTACCATATCGAATACTAGCTTTTTGTCAGTAAGAGGTATACTGAATCCTATGGTTCCTCCACCTACTTCAATATCTCCAATATAAGGAACTTTAAAAGTAAATGGTTGTGTAGTCATGAGATTTTCAGTCATCTCTGATAATATCCCTTCTATATCTATGTTACCATTATCATCAGATATTAAGTCTAGAGTACTAGTAATTTTACTCAACTTCTTATCCAATGCTCTAATAACAAGAGGCTTCATAAATCCCATTACAGGAGATGTTTTAGCCATAGAATCTAATTGAGTAAGTATATAAGATTTCAATTTTTCAGTTAATTGCATTGTAGTCATCATATCACATGTTCGCTTTAATAAATTCTTCATAAGTTACTTCAGGGTGTTGTTTACTAAACTCCCTAAATTTTCTAAACATTTCCATTTCCCTATTAGTTTCATCAATTATTTTATTCTTCAGTCTCTTGACTACCTTTAACTGATGAGATAACAATTCTTTACCTTCTGGAGTATTTTCTATTCTACCCTTTACTAGACTCAGAATTTCCGAATTTACCATATTCTGAATCTTGGTATAAGTCTCAACATAATCTTCATCTTGCAATAACTTACTCTTTTGTTCATTAGTCAGGGGCTCTATCTCAGCATCAATATCATCCCATATTAATTTTTGAGCTGTAACTGGCTGCTGAGTAATCTGAGCTTGCTGCTTCATTTGCTTTGCAGCTTCCAAATTTTGCTTATACCTTTCAATCATCTGAAGCTGCTCATCTAAACTGTTCCCTATTATACTACTTCCTAATAGGGGATCTCCACCTAGTATGACTTGATTTACTGGAACCATATCTTACATTTTAAAGTTAGTAATAAGAGATAAGGGGTATAGTACCCCTTATCTTTAGGCAGCAGGAGCAGTACCAGAAGTTATAATTCTAGGACACCCACATTGGTTAGCTCCTACATATCCTGTAACAGTAGGTTCATTTGGAAGAACTACCTGACCATAAATTACATTGCAAGTTTTCCTATCTGTGTAATTTATTCCGGCAGTGAATGCTTTATCAATTTCACATTGAATCAACTTATCCTGATAGGGTCTTATAGCAGCATTAATAGCCACTTGAGCTTTCAAATCACTCAATTCTTTCATTATAGCATCGTCAGAGTCTCTTTGAGATTTATACAAGCTAAAGGCATCAGCATTATGCTTAGCAGATAACACATCAAACCCATCTCTAGTAGACTTGTAAAGGCCAAAATCAGCATCTACTTGACTCTTGTACAATCCAAATAATTCACTATCAATAGTCTGTCTATCTGCAAATCTCTGAGATTGCTGTACTAAAGCCCAATCATATAATCCCTTTTGTAGAGCTAAGGTATCTTCACAACCTTTTTCCCATGCTTGAAATGCAGAAGGGGATGTAATTCCGTTACCAGCAGTACTCAAACCATTGATATTAATGTTAGCCCCATCTAACATGCCTGACCCAGAAGTTCCAAGACCTCCGATAACAGAGCTTCTTCTATTTCCAAACAATGCCCAAGCACCAAGAGCTGTACCAATTATACCTAATGTCAACCCAGCATTAGCTTTGCCATTGATGTCTTTTCTGCCATAGCCATACCCATAGTTGCCATCAACAGGAACCTCTTTGATTGTTTGCTTTTCAATAATTTCCATAATAGCAATTTTTGAAATTAGTTAATATTCTATTTATTCTTGTAAGCTTACATGATACAAAGATATAAATAGAATATTGTGAATCCTATTGATGCTAAGGTAAACAAAAAACCCCTCTAAGTTATTACACTTAAAGGGGTTATATAAAAATAAATTATCTTCATATTACTAACTACTTGTTTACTACTTTATCATGCTTCTTAAATACCTCTAAAATCTTAATGTAGATATAAGTTAAAAGGTAAGAATCTACTTCATCATTATCTACTTGCGGGCTATATCCTATAAATTCCCATATAGCATTCTTAATATGCTCTGCCTCATGAACAATGCTGGCTTCCTCTTTAGAATTTACTGCTACTATAGAACATCCTTCTGGAAAGATTCTTGTAAAAGCGTTAGGCTCTATACTACCTTTATGCATATCCTTAACTTCTTCCCATTTATCATATATAACTATAACTAACTTATAGTTAAATATAGGTATATTTAATCTCCTTTTTGTTATCATACTTCCCTCCTAGTTTCAATCATATTAATAAATTCTATTATGGACATTAAGCAAGCTGTGATTCTAGCTTGCTGCGCAAGCTGTGATTCTAGCTTGCTGCGCAAGCTGTGATTACTTTTACTCTTCTGGATGAATACGTCAAGGTCTTTTCTGGACCAACTCAGTTCTTTAAATCCTGCTATATGTTCACCTCTAGGTAATTTTCCAGCTCTTACATAGTTATCAAATGTTGCTCTACTAACATTTAAATATCTACAAGATTCATACTTACTTAATCTTCTTTCTCTATCAGTTAATTCTTTCAGTACAGAAATTAATTTAATTGTTTCATCTTCCGTCAAATTAGAATTTCCAGCATCAATATTATCTACTAACTTCAGTAAATATTCTCTAATTAGATTAATCATTGCTTCTCCCTCCATATTTTAAGTGAAAGTACAATACAAAAAATAAAAATATACCTGCTATTATCATATTAAATAACAGCAGGTAGAAATCACTTAAAGGTATTATGATATAGTTATCTACCATTGCTATTACTTTGTTTACTACTATATAATGTATAAACATCCTATGATACTTACAAAATTTATAAACATAACTACTAATATACATTGGAATAGTAGTTAATATAGATGTACCGGCAATATATGAAAGTATATCTAGGCTAATATCATAGTACATTAACACATTATCTAGTAAACTAAGGAGAGCAATAATTATTGGAACATATTTCACGCAGATCAATTCCAACTTATAGATAACTAGCCTTCTCATAGTTAAACCTTATCTTTTTCTCTTCTTCTTCAGCTCTCTTCTCCTTCTAAGAGAGGAAGCTCCAGTTGTACCATTTAATGTCCTAGGTCTTCCCATAATTATTTACTTTTACTTTTACCTTTTCCTTTGCCTTTCCCTTTACATCCACTTCTTTTCATCATAATCATTCTATTTTAATAGTTAATTCTTCTCCTCTATTCTTACCTTCTAAAAGGCTGGAATAAAGTTTTTTAAATGTAATAGTACTATTACTAATAACTCCATTACTAGTGTTTTCCCCAACTAGAATGCACCCAAGAGTATCACCTACTTTGTTTCCCACGTGAATGAGAACTCCGTCATAACCTTTAACATCAAGAAGTCTAGGCAACTTCCCATTACAAAACTTAGCCCATACTCTATCTTTAAATTTAGGACTTACTATATCTAAGGTAATCTTATAAATTCCCTTCGGTATAGCTGTGTTACCATAAATTTTCTTTGATTTAATTTCTTCTAAAGACATTGAACTAGTTAGGTCTCTGTCAGTGTCCTCTAATGTATCACATTCATATTTACCATTAATATATAGCTGTCCTATGGTATAATTATTAGTTTTTGATACTCTCTTTAGATTTAATTCCATATACCTGTTTTATTATTCTTTTTCATCCTCTTCAGTACAAGGGGCTACCTCTCCTAAAATATCCCTAATTTGATCATCAGTATAGAATTGTCTTTTAGTACAAATATTATCCAAGCAGGAATTGTTTAATAATCTATGAATAATACCCTTCAATCTATATACTTCTACTCTATTATCTTCAGCAAGTTTAATATAGAATTGAAGCTTTCTATTATTATCTCTTACTATATCCTCATAAAACTCTAGAGATTTCTTTAAGTTTTCTATCTCATTAGAGTCTACTTCCGTATTATATTTTCTTCTGGCTAGTAACCAGGTTACTATACCTGTAGCTAGGTTAGTACCCAAAGTTACAATTCCTGTAATTAAACTTGGATCCATATATTAAAAATTATTTTTTACTTTCAATTTCTTTAATTGTATTTTTAAAAGATCTACATGCATAGAATAAGGATACAGAAGAAGTTTGTGAAAAAAAAACATATCTCCAGCGGTTTGACCATCTACTTTTCCTCCTATACATAGCCTACTTCCTCCTGTAAAGGTACTAGCTTGAATATTTAACACATAATTACTATTATGATAGTTGAATTTAGTTAGATAGGTTACAGCTCTATTAGTATTGATAGGTACAAGATTATTCCTACCTAGTATTTAATATCCATATTGCAAGGTATTTGCTAATACTCCTTTAATCTCAGAATAAATCTCTGGATTCCAGCCAGGATATAAGACAGTAGTTATAAACTCTGATTGACCAGCAGGTCTCACTTGAAGTTGTATATTCCCCTCAGTAATATTTTTCACTAAAAATCCAATCCCAGGGTTAAAATCACCTGCTGGTATATTTCTTAGTACACTCACTTGCAGAGAATTAATAACCTCTGCTCTATTTATAATTCTATTATCCATTTTATATGCCTATTAAAGATAAACAAAGATATACAAATAGTTTGATATAATCAATTATATAAATAAAATATTTACTATTACTTTATCACCTCTATAAATCTACTTTTTCTAACTGTAGAATAAGGATTATTTTCTATAATATCAACTTTCAATACATTATGTTTTTTCTGAAATAATCTAACAAGCCAGCATTTGTGGGGAGGCTTTATAGTTTCCTTATCTACACTCCAAACTATATTAGTTTCAGTAGTAAATTCTGGATTAACTATTATGGTGTTAGGATATCTCAAGCCTAATTGTAACTTATACCATTTATCCCCTAGCACAGTATCCATATTAATAGTTGCATCCTTAAATATAGTGTCTCTATAGAATATAGTATCTTTCTTAGAAGATTGAGCTAATAGGTATTGCATTTGCTTTAACTTACCATCTTTTATCTTTAATTCCTTCCTAACATTATTCATTTTAATCATTAAAGAATCATTAAAGTATTCAAGTTGTTCTATTGTAAATTGAAATGCTCTATTTTGGTCTTTTAATCCAGTATTTTCATTTATAAATGCTTTTTCATTAGAAATAGCTATAGATAGGTTATTCTTTAACTCCTTATTATCACTATACAATATTATGGTACTAGTGATTAAAGATCCTATCAATATTATAATTGCTCCTAATATATATGTTCTTATATTAGATAGTATCATGCTCCCATTTTTTTTAATAATACCAATTAGTTTTTTTTTTGTTTTTACTTAAAGATATACTACTTCAGATAGTAATTAAATAAATAACAGCATAAGATATATACAAATAAACAAACCCAATTCGGCTATGAGTGCCCAATATTTTCTA